AGCCCGGAAGCATGGCGACAAATGCAAGCGCAACAGGCACAGCAGACCGCTGCACCGACACAGCAGTATGTGCCTGTTGAAGAGTATAACGCCCTCGTCCACAGGCTGGATGAACTGGAAAAGTGGCAGAAGAGCTTTTCTAAACCCGCTGCCGCAGCAAAGAAAGGAGAATAAGCAATGCCCTCTCCGTTTGATATGATTACGCACAGCCCTATTATGCAGCTTGCAAATCTGGCTCGTGCCGGACAAAACCCGATGGGGCTTATTCAGCAGTTGAGCGGGCAGAATGCCCCTATCATGCAGGGCTTGAACCTGATTCAGGGAAAAAACGAAACGCAGCTTAGGACGATGGCGCAGAACCTTGCCAAAGAGCGGGGCATCGACCTGAACCAGCTGGCAAGCGTCCTGAACCTGACGCTGCCCCGATAAAGCATCCCTCTAAGCGAAACGCTTCTCAGTTTTGCGGACTTGATAAAAACCGCTTTTGTTTGGCTTCGCCCATCGCATACGGCGGTGGGATAGCATAACGCAAAACTGAAAGGAGTTTTGTTATGGACGATTTTGCAACTGGCTATCTGGCTGGGCAGGACGGCGGTAATAACAACGGCGGCTTCTTCGGCAACGAAGGTCTGTGGGCGGTTATTATCCTCGCCATTATCTTCGGCTGGGGCACAAACGGCTACGGTCGAAACGGTGGTGACAACGGCATGAACAGCTACATCCCCTATCTGGTCGGCACTGGCGCAACCGGTCAGGGCGGTGCAGACACCCGCGCGGCTCTGTCTGAGGGCTTTTATCAGCAGGATACCTCCCGCTCTCTGGCGGGCATCCAGAGCGGTATCTGCTCTCTGGGCTATGACCAGCTGGCGCAGATCAATGGCCTCAACGCCAACATTGCAAACGGATTTGCTGGCGTGAACAGCGCCATCTGTCAGCTTGGCTACCAGAACGCACAGCTCGTGAACGGCCTGGAACGCAGCGTGTCCAACGGCGACAACGCCATCAGCCTTGCCATCATGCAGGAGGGCAACGCCCGGCAGGCGGGTCAGACTGCTATCCAGACGCAGCTTGCGTCTTGCTGCTGCGAGAACAAGGAGCTCATCGGCGACCTGAAGTACACCATTGCGCAGCAGGACTGCGCTACCCGTCAGGCTATCGCAGACAACGCCCGCGCAGTTATCGACAACTGCAACTCAAATTACCGCGCTATGATGGACTACTTCACGCAGGACAAGATCGCCACTCTGACCGCTGAGAACCAGAGCCTGAAGTTCGCCGCTTCTCAGGATCGGCAGAATGCGCTTCTGACCACCGTGATGTCCCAGCAGACCGATACCATCCTGAACCGGGTCAATCCTCGTCCGATTCCCGCTTATCAGGTGGCAAACCCCAACGTGGGCGTGAACTGCTGCGGCTGCTGCTAACTTACACACTCCCCGATAACACCGGGTGAACCATCGGGGCAGGGGTAATATACCTCTGCCCCTGATTTTTTAGGAGGAAAATACTATGGCTTGCAAAACAAGCTGCAAACTCTGCCCGCACTTGGTCATCAGTCAGGCGGTCACATTCGCCAACGACACACTGACCATCAACATCCCTGCCGGCGCATACCAGAACGGAGAAAAGTATTGCATCGTGGTTGCCCAGAGCTTGCCGGACACGACCACCATCAACGCCCCTGTGGTTATTACCATAGGTGCAGGCACGACCGCATACCCTCTGACCGACTGCACCTGCGCTCAGGCGACAGCCGAGAGCATCCACACCCGCACCCGCTACGCTACCCGTGTAGCAACGTCTGCGACCGGCACCGGCACGTTTAAGTATCTTGGCTGCTTCTGCCGCTCCCACGCCGGTGCGCCTGCGTCCATTTCTTGAGGAGGTATAGAATATTATGGGCAAGACTAATTTTCGCCGCATGATGATGCTCCGTGACCACGACAAAGACCGTGAGCCGGAACGTGACCGCCTTGAGGAAGAGCGTGACCGCAGGGAGCGTGATCTGGAACGCCGTCTGCGTAAGTTGGAGGACGGCAACGACCGTTATCCTTACTATCCGCAGGAGAAAAACCGCTACATCGACCCCTACCCTATCCCCCGCTACCCTGACGTAGAATACGGGCGCAAGATGCCGCAAATTGGCTTCTCGCGGAACGGTGACTGGGACAAGCACTCTGGGCAGTATGAGCGTGGCGGCGCGGACAGCCGCTCGATCAAGATGCCACGCCAGCACCTCACCCACGATGAAGCGGAGGAATGGTGTGACAGCATGGTAAATGCTGACGGCACGAAGGGCTGTCACTGGACGCTGGAACAGACACAGGACGTTGCCAAACAGCGCAATATCACCTGCGACCCGAACGATTTCTGGGCTGTTATGAACATGATGTACTCGGATTATTGTCAGGTCGCAAAGCGCCAGTCCGTTGACACTCCGGGCTTCTACGCTGACATGGCAAAGGCGTTCCTTGATGACACTGATGCTGTGGACGGCAAGGCGTATCTCTACTGGGATTGCATTGCTGATAAGTAAAACAGAACCCCTGTGTAGTCGTTAAAAACTACACAGGGGGATTTTTCTATACGTTAAATCTCAGCTTTTATCGGATGACGCGACGTTTTGCCGCATTGAATTCAAGCACCATCTTCTTGTACTCTGCATAGCAATCTGGACAAAGGTCGCCTGTATCTTTCCTCCAGCCCCATCCATGAAGCAGAACTCTATTTGTGTCGTCTATATGAACAGCGAACCCGCAACGGTCGCATTCTGTTTGCATATATCTACCATTCGCTTTTTTCATTACGAACCCTCCTAAATCTTAGCTTTTATCGGCTGAGTAATTCTTTAATATACAGCGTTTCAAATTTACACAGGATTTCTTTTATTCCCAAAGCGTTGATTTTGACCTCATGTCAAACAAATCTTGCGGGGTAATTACAAGGCTCTTGTCGAGTTCTACCACACTGATAATGGAAAACTTGCCGGGGACCTCTCGCTCGATTCTTGCTTTTGCTTCTTCCTTGCTGTTTGCAAACAAGACGAACGGAGCTTGAAAGTGTCTGCATTTTTTGTCATCATCGTACTGGATTTTGACCCAATAAAAGTTTTCGCTCCCTACTTCTTTCGGTGTTAAGTATTTTTTGACACTTGAGACATCGTAAGTGCAATACCCGATACACTGCGAGTTTCCGTATTTTTCCATAAAGTTGTCATTCCCAATACGAGTTGCCAAAACCATGTGAACGTCTTTCCAACCAACACGGTCATCATTGACCGGTTTATCGTCCATAACAATATCATCAGGGTCTATCACTTTCTTGCCAACCGCCAAATTCCAATTATTTGCAATATAATGTGTCATCTGATACCAGTTGTCAAATGTTTTTACTTCTTTCATGGCATCTTCCAAAGAACCACGATGTGGTCTATAAACAATCATACGTCAATCCTCCTAGAACTCAGCTTTTATTGTTGCTCTGCATAACTACAGAAATCATCAGGTTTTGTATACGCAGGGCTGGAATCATCTAACGTGAAGTGAGCACAACTACACAGTTCTCCTTGTTTGTCCCATGTGTTCCATAAATCACAGTTCTTACACCGAATGACCGCAACGGTATCTACAGAAGGAGCTTGTTCCTCTTTGCTTCTGTGCTTGTGTGGCTTGTATGTGCGCATAATCTCTTCACCCTCATTCTCTATATAGAAATACAGTCCACGCACTTCTTCTCAACGGGTTCGCAACCGCAATCACTCCATCGCCTTTTCCAGAGAAGTAGTTACATCACCAAAATCAAAGTCCAGAGCACCAATCATATCGTCCAGAGCATCCACAGCATCAGACAGATTCGTGCAAGCATCATCCGCTTTGTCATACCGCTCACTGCCTTGTAGGTTCTCAGGCATATTGTCACGATACTCTTCTTCTTCCCACTGGATGTCCTTAACATCGGATTTTACACTTTCGACCTCTGCCACAAGCTCTTCCAGCTTTTCACGGATGGAATCAAAACGGTCAATGGTCTGCTTAATGGCTTTTCTACGAGTGTTATTCATCTTCAGATTTCCTCTCAATCTACGATACCGAGCTTGCAAATGTTCTTCGGATCAGTTGTGTAGCCAAATGTCAATGTGTTAATCCATTTTCTTTCCATTTTTCTTTTACACTTAAATCTTGCCCTTTATTCCTCCAAGAAATCTTCCAGTTCAATCTTCCCATCTGCCGCCGCAGCAGCCAGAGCGTACACAAACTGCCCGATGGTCATTCCGTGCCGTCTGGCTTCACGGTTGATGTACTTGCGTTCCTCCTCGCTCATAAGGATGGTAATGCGCTTAGACCGCTTGCCGTCACCGCTTGCAACGCCCTGATGCGATTCCGGCATCGGGATTTTTTTCTTTGTCAAGCCAGCTTCAGCCAGTGCGCCGGGTACATCGCCCTGTTCAATCAAATGCTGCACTTCTTTTGCCTGTTTCAGCTTCTTCGGCTTACTTTCGCCTAACACGGCATCACTTGGCTTGCTTTCACTGTCTTTGGCTTGCTTCGGCTTAATACTGCTTAATTCTGCTTCATTAGGCTGCACATAGCTGTCTGTGGCTTCACTGGGCTTAATCAATGCTTGTTCGGCTTCGTTCGGCTTTGTTTGGCTTACTTCTTCTTCCTTTGGCTCACTTCGGCTTAATGTCTGCTCCGAAAAAATAGGCTGAAAATCAAACCCGCCAAGCAAACCTGTGGATTTTTTGCTGGTTAATTTCATTTTTCTTCCTCCATTTTTGCGCCACATACTGGGCAAAAATTCCAAATCCACTTGTCGAAATCGCTTTCGGAAATCATACCACCACAATTACTGCATTTGATTGCTTGTTCTGCATGGCTGTTATCATAATCGTCCTGAATAATAAAAGTCAAACCCTCTGGACGTTCCCATGTTGCTTTTGGCTGTAAATCTTGCACATCAGCATTTCTTAACGCTCTTAACCTTTCTAACGCATCTTCCAACGCTTGATTGTCACCTTCTTCAAGAAGTCTGTTTCGATAATATTCCATCAAGGGAGCAACGTCTACAATCTTCTTACTCATTTTCTTCTCCTTTCACAATCATCTGCGCCAACGCCTTGAAATCCTCTGCGCTGGTGCTCTTTGCCGTATCACCGCTAAAGAGGCTGTGCCGCTCTGCCTGTGCCTTACGAACGCCCATAGACGGTCTAATCTTCACATCAAGCAACTTTGTGCCCATACTCTGTGCAATCACAGGAAGCTGCTCTACAACTTCTTTGGACAAGTTCTCACGGCTCTTGTACTGGTTCAGAAGCAAACCTTCAATCTTCAAGGTCGGGTTGAAATATCTGCGAACATCACCGATGGTCTGCGAAAGTTGGCTCAATCCGGCAAGCGCATAGCGGTCTGCTGTAATGGGCACGATAATGCTATTGGCGGCGATCAGAGCGTTTACAAGCGCAAGACCGAGCTGCGGGGGAGTGTCCAGAACAATGTAATCGTACTGTTCAGACACGGATTCCAGCGCTTCACGCAGCCGGAAGTTCTTGCCAATGTCCCGGACAAGCTGCTCGTCAATGTCCTTCAATGCGTTGTCTGACGGCAGAATGTCACCGGCTTCGCAGTGCTGGATTCCTTCCTCTACCGTACCCTGCCGGGTCATTACATCGAACAAAGTACACACATTTTCTGTCTGTGCGCCGTAGGTGTCCGTTGCGTTGCACTGGGCATCGCAGTCTACCAGTAGCACTTTCTTGCCAAGCAACTGCAATGCACCAGCCAGACAGGTGCTTGTGGTAGTCTTTCCTGTGCCGCCCTTCTGGTTGGCGACAGCTATAATTTTTGCCATTTTATCACTCTTTCTTTATTCTTCGGGTTCATCAGGAAGTGGCATCCAATGGGTTACATGATATAACACATTATCATCAATTAGTTGCGTTTCACTATTGTTTCCATAGAACGCATCCGTCAACACATCATCTGTATACCATTTTTCGCCTTTGAAGTCACCATAATAACCGAAAGTAACGCCCATCACTTTATCATAAATGATAATCTGAACGTACTTGTCTGGCATCTTATCTTTTACGCTAATCCAACCCATTCTCGCTCCTTTCTGCATCATCTGCTCAACGCGCTACGTCTTACTGCTCTTGTAACGCTTCAATGGAATAGAAAGCAGGCATATATCTATCCACAACGCCCGCCTTGTCCACGCTTCTAATCAGATAGCCAACAGGTCTGTCGGGAAACGGCGTTCTGCTCAAGGACAAGATGTCCTTATACGCAGCCTTCACTGTATCGTAAACCGCTTCTCTGCGTCTTGGTAGCTTAATTTCAGGATGCTCTTTCTTCATCCACTTCTCAACCACTTTTGCCACGTCAATGCAGTCTTGCTTTTCCAGCTCGTCACACACAGACCAGTCAAAATCCTCATATCCGCTTCTGCGGGGCTTTCTGGCGGCTTTTTGAGGTTCAGTCGATACTTCGCTTGCCTGAGCATCAATTAGTGTCTCAGACGCTTTAATTTTGGGCTTAAACTTGACTGCCACAGCCTTTCGTGCCACAAGAACCGGTTCATAGGTCACCACGATGTCAGACATAGCATTGATTTCATCTACTGCAACGTCAAGCACTCGCTTGCGAAGGTTCTTATAAACATCGTAGCTTGCTTCCATCGCACCGAGCTGTTCTCTTAGCTTTTTCAGACTGATTTCGTGTGGCTTACTGTCCATGTTCAGCCAGTCCCGAAGAATCGAATAAAGCAGAATGCTGTACTGAGACTTCATTCGTGACGTGTAACGCAGCCGATACCGAACGTACCCGCTTTCGGCAATATCAAAAAAGATGGGGCGAAGGTCAGGATTGCAAGTGATTGCCACAACATAAGACCTTGTTTCTGGCACATAGTCCAGTTTTGCCCTTGTAAAAAGGACAAAGCTCTCAAACGTTCCCTTCTCTTTGTCAATGGGAATCGACACCGTATTGCCCAGAAAGTGCTTGATCTGCGGCTCAATCCTTCGTGCATCAAGACTTTTCAGTCCGAGCAGGTCTCTGTACTCTGCCAACGAGAACTCTACACGGCTGCTGTTTGGGTCTCTCGGATTTATTCTTGACAAGTAAACCTCTAGCAACCGGAGCTCGCCTGCTGTGTAGTCCCTAAACTTTGCCCACACAAGGGATTTACTTTTCTCGACAAGGTTATTGTCTGATATTTTTGGCATCTGCTCACTTCCTTTAATGGTCTGAAAACAGTATATCACAATTCGGGGGACAAGTCAATACATTCTGTCCCCCATGACTTGTCTTTTTGTCCCCCATATCCTCGTCATTTCGTCCCCCGTGACTTGTCAAAACGTCCCCCATGCTTTGTCATTTCGTCCCCCATCTACCTATTATATATTAAACAAGAAATAAACAAGAGGTTAAATATCATCGTTAAATAGACGATGACGATAATTTTCAACAATTTCTTTGTTTTTCCATTCCAGCTTGTGGATAACTCAACCTTCCATTTGTTGAATAAAGTCTTTCTAACAATGATTAGGCTTGTCTAACGTGTACAAAAAGTGGATGAAAAACTTTTGAGCCGGTGTTATGGGGGGACGGATTGACGAGCCGATTAAATGCAAGCTACATATTATCGCTACTACGTTATTTATTCCGCGCAAATATTGTTGATTTACAGCCTATGGGGGACGGATTGACAAGGTAGATTTGCCCGATAGGTGTACAAAAAGTGGATAAACGTGGACAAAATGTTCCTCAAAAACTGCGATAATTCGACAATCAACCGCTTATATTATTGGGATTCACGGTATAAGAATCATTGGACCTCATGGCAGCTTCTGTTCCGGCATCTTGCGCCTGATAGAGTATTTCCATCTTCGGGGCGGTTCCGTTCGGGTCTGGGTCTGTTCCGGTAGCCTGCGCTATTTCATAGTTGCCCGATACCATCCGGCAGACAGAGACCCTGTCCTTCAATGGCGTATGAAGGTTTGCCAGAACCTCCGTCAGCACACCGATGTGCTCTGAACCGTGATCTCCGTACCGCATATACAACAAGGCATCTATCTCGTAGGAAGAACACTCCATCATGGCATCTATGAGAATCTGACGCTTTTCCATGCCGGAAAGGTCGTCCTCCAGATGCTCCAGCAGCCCCGGATGAATGCAAGCGTCCATGTACCGAGCCACCGATACACCGCAGCAGGTGAACCAGCGCATAGCCATTGGCAGGGAGATGGCTGCCAGACCTTGCTCCCAGTTGGCAATCGTACCACGATTAACGCCAATCTGTGCCGCCAATTTCTGCTGACTCAGACCGGAACGCATTCGTGCCATTTCCAATGCCTTTGAAGTTCTTAACAAATATTCATCCATAAATTCACGCCCTTTCAACAAAATTCTACAAAACTGCCGGATTCGACAAGCCAAAAAATGGAAAAAGCTGCTATGGAGAACCAACAGCAGCCTGTGTTATAACTGTACCATCGAAAAACAATCAAAACAGGAGGTAACAATATGATTATCATTGACGGAATGCCCGCATCTGAACCGACCGAAAGTAGAACGCCAAAGCCGTGGGAGGACTAGCACATGAACCAAATCGACACCATGCTCATACCCTATGCCCGCCAGACCGCCTTAAAGCTGGTCTACAACCTCGCAAACAGCAATGCCGATAAGTTTGCTTACGAAGAAGCAAAAGCCGTCATAGAGCGTGCCGTAGCCGCCTTAGATGATGGATGTGACCCGGCAGAGAACATCGAAAAAATTAACGGGCAGTTCGTAGAACTGTGATTGGAGGAAAGATGGACTTTATGAACGGATTCTATAAAACCGAAAACCCTGTTATTCTTGAAGAAGTGAAAAACTTCCTCCAGTCAATGGAACGGCGTGGAGCAACCGTGAAGGACTTAGACGATGCTATTGTGCAGCTAAACAATGTTTCGCGCAGCATCAGCACAAACGCTTTCGTCAAAGCAGATGTGCTGGACGATTTACCGGATAACCCTTTTCGTTCCATGCTCAACGGAATGTTACAAAGCAAAGGGTAACTTAAACTTAATGTGGCTCTTAATCATTGTCATTGCAATTTTTGGCTTCCCCGATGCAAAGTAACGGATGTGAAGAAAACGTTCGATTTTTGCGAAGTTGTTCAAATTGTATTGACTATACAACCAAAAGATGTATAATCATATCAAATGAACAATTGTATTTGCTGATCGGGAGGATATGCTGCAATGAGCGAACAAGAAAGAGCTAAGATTGACAGGTTTATCGCATGGCTGTTGGAACACCCTGATAAGATTCCAGCAGCGGAGCAAGCCTTAGACCTAGAATAACAGAAACCCCCTTGCGCAGAGCTACACCAGCCCGGCACAAGGGGGTTTTATTTTGCCGGGTCAGAACCAGTTCTTTTTTCGGTTTCTACGGTAACGATATTTTCTGCTGTTGCCATATAGCACACGGTCGTTGCCTTTTAGCAAGGCTTGCATGAACCAGAAGCAAAAGGCACAGCCACACAACAGGTAATACATGGGCTTACCTCACATTTTCTCGATCAGGTTCATCAGAGCTTCACGCTGTTCTTTCGGCATAGATTCAAGTTTTTTCCGAATCCGTTCCACTGCTGCATCGACTTCACTTTGTGGCTGCTGGGGCGGATTTTCTTTTTGTTCGCCAGAAACCAAAGCATCTACGCTTATTCCAAAATAAGAAGCTATCTTATCGAGCGTTTCATATTTTAAGCTTTGCTTTCTACCGTTTTTCAAATCGGTCAAAGACCCACGGCTTGCACCCGATTCCTTGCACATTATGGTCACATTTACTCCGCGCTGCTTGCAGAGTTTTTCAATATTTTCGTACAAGTTTGCCATAATTCCAGTCCTCGCATTGTAAGGTTTGCTGAAATTACGCGAACGCTTAAAAAAGCCTTGCATTTTACGCGAAAGCGTATTATACTAAGACCGTACCGCGAAGGCGTAATGAATGATTTCTAGCAACTTCATTATATTACACTTATGCGTAAAAATCAATAGCCGGAGGTGAAATAATGGCTGAAAAAAAACCTCTGTGTGACTTTGGCAAACAAATCGAGATTGCTCTTATCCAAAAAGACAAGACCAACGACTGGTTGATTGAAAAAGTCAAGGAGGATACTGGACGATATTTTGACCGTTCTTACCTCTTCAAGGTTAAGACCGGAAAGCTTGAAACGCCCGGCATCAAGAAAAGCATCTGCCGGATTTTGAACATTCAGGATTCGGGAGCATAAGAAAGGAGAAAAAATGGCAAACATTCAAGTTTTTGAATATCAGAACAACAAGGTTCGCACAGTCGATGTGGACGGTGAAGCGTGGTTCGTTCTGAAAGATGTGTGTGAAGTTCTTCATCTTGGTACGACAGCAAAAGTCGCAGAACGTTTGGATGATGATGAAAAGGGTATGAATCAGATTCACACCCCCGGTGGCACACAGAACGTAACGGTTGTCAATGAAAGCGGTCTGTACCATGTCATTCTCCGCAGCGACAAACCGGAAGCGGCTCCGTTCCGCAGATGGGTCACGAACGATGTACTTCCTGCAATCCGTAAGACCGGAAGCTACAACACACCGCAGCTTACTCGTTCGCAGCTCCTTGCAACTGCGCTGATCGCAGCGCACGAAGAGCTGGAAGAGAAGGACAAGAGGATTGAACTTCTGACAGCCGACACGGAACGGATGAAGCCAAAAGAGATTTTCAGCGATGCAGTAAGCACCAGTCAAAACAGTATCCTGGTCGGTGAGCTGGCTAAACTGCTCAAGCAGAACGGCATCGAAATCGGCGAGAAACGGTTGTATGCCTGGATGCGTGAGAATGGTTATCTCATCAAGCGCAAGGGTGCTGATTGGAACAAGCCAACGCAGCGCAGCATGGAGATGAAGCTGTTCACCATCAAGGAAACGGTCATCTGCCACTCGGACGGACATACCAGTGTGAACACCACCACAAAGGTGACTGGCATCGGTCAGGTCTATTTCGTTAATCTCTTCTTAAAGACAAAGAAGAACAAGAAAGCGGAGGGATGAACATGGAACAGATCATCACCTTAAAGGTAGACCTTGAACACCCGGAAGAGGCGCACCACGCAATTGACGAAGCGGTCAAGGCTTACGAAACGGACAAGCTCAAGTGGACGGAAGCAGAGCTCATCGAAGCAAAGCTTATGGCAATGCGTATTATGAACCGACTGTGTTTGGATGAGTATAGCATCGAATGGTGCAGAGCCACGGAAGCGTATGACTACAAGGCGGTTTCTGTTTGGCTTAGTAAACCGGATAATGAAAGCTTTAAGAGAAATGCAACGTGTTGCATCCCTTCTGCTTTTTTTGATATTTGGATTGCTAAGTGCGTCTGCCTGTGCCGGACTACTGGCAGGAACGTGCCTGAGTTCATCACCAAGAAGGTTGGTGAGTGCTGGTGACGAATTTTCGCAGGGCACAAAGCCGCAAACGCAGACTGAAGCTGGCGATGGCAGCGGGCGTGTCAAGAAACGATGCCAACAAGGTGCTTTGGATGGAGAAGACCATCAATCAGTGCTTTGAACGGCATAATCGGGAAGCCAGAGAGAAAGACGGTGAACGCGATGAATAAATTCTGCGTCCGCTGTGGAGCGCTTCTTGAAGCTCCAAACGCAAACCAAAAGTATTGTGCTGTATGTGCACACGACGTCCAGCTTGAACAGCAAGCGAAATGGAGACGTCGGAAGGGCAAAACCGAACGAGTGATGGGCCTTTGTGCGTGGTGCGGTAAGACGATGGTAAAGAAAGCACCAGGCCAGAAATATCACAAAGACTGTGCCAGAAAGGCCGAAAGGTCATGCGCACCGGCTGGATATCAATTCAAGCTGCCAGAAAAGCAAAGGCCGACTCCGCCTAGATACAGCATCAAGCAAATAAACGACAAGGCAAAGCCGCTCGGAATGAACTACGGACATTACAGCACGTTACTGAGTCAGGGGAAGGTGGAACCGCCCGATGAACGGTAAATATTACGGTCAGCGGGAAATCCGCTGGAACAGCCGGGAGAAAGAACGGCTGGAACATATCAACAAGCGAAAGGAGAAAAATGAAAGAACTTGTGGAAATCGCCCTGATCTGGGGCATCGTCCTGGCATTGATTCTGGCAACGTTCCTGTTGAACTTCTGGCTTGTGCATCATATTGAGCTTTTGGTCGGAGCTAAAGCGACATGGTACATCATAGGTGTTGGCGCTCTGATGGCCACCTGCTGGATTTTCGGCGTCGGTAAAAAGGCATGACGCTGGAAGATGCAATGAAAGCCAGGTGTTTCAACATCAATGACCTTAGCCGTAGATCTGGGATATCAAGACCGACGATTTACAGCATCTTGGGCAAGCGAAAGAAGCAGAAAAGTTCCGTTCGGGTCGATACGCTTCTAAAAATCGCAAAGGCGTTAAATGCAAAAATAGTCATCAACGAGAAAAAGCCGAACGGATTTGACATTATTTTGAAAGAGGTGAAGAGAGATGAAAACAGTTAAAGGCACTGTGCTGTGCTTTATGAGCATTTCGCTTGCTATCGTGGCTCTTGGGTGCGGAAATGCTATTGATGGTGCGGCAAACGGATGGGCGATGCTTGGATACACGTTCCTCGCTCTGGCTGTATTTTTTGCGGCTCTGATTTTGGCCGCAATTGGCGTAAGCGCCGAAAACGAGCGCATGGAACAAGAGAGCCGGAAAATCAAGCGCATCCCGCATCACACAAACGAGTGGAGGGATGCCAAGTGAAGTGCCCGACATGCGGAAGCGAGAAAATCAAAATCTATCGCAGCACATCATGTGAAGACAACATCATCCGACGGAGACTCTGCGAGAACTGCGGCCATACATGGAATACAGTCGAAATAGATATGGATCAGTGGGACTCCGTAACGAGGAGTTTCAGCAAGATGAAATATATCATATCTCAGTTGGAAGCCCTTGTGGAAGAGATGAAGGCAAAAATCCTGAAACTTGGAGGCACGGTATGAACGAAATGTACGATTGTTCCGGTTGTTTTGATCGGTTTGGTGGCGTGGTTGAGCCGCCCGATGACTACTACTTCGCTCCCAGGACGGACGAAGAGCCTGAATGGCAGCGGCCAGATGAAGCGGATTCCGTGTGCTGGGGAGATTGATTTTTGTACAGCCAAGTTAAGCCGAAGTATGAATAATGATGCCTAATGAAGCCGAAGAAAGGAAACGTATGGACAACAGCAAAATCCATGAAGCTCTGATGGCTGTTCAGTCAGAGCTGAAAGCCCCCAAAGGGCAGATGAACACATTTGGCGGTTACAAGTATCGCTCTTGTGAGGACATTTTGGAAGCAGTCAAACCAATTTTGAAAGAACACGGTTTGCTTCTTACACTTTCTGATGAACCTAAAGTGTTAGAGGGGTGGCATTACATCGAAGCGACCGCAAAGGTGGAAACTCTGGATGGTGGATGCGTAACGGTTACTGCTTACGCAAGAGAACCGGAGCAAAAAACCAAGATGGATGCAGCGCAGGTGACTGGAACGTCTAGTAGCTACGCCAGAAAGTACGCCTTGAACGGTTTGTTCTGCATTGACGATACGAAGGACGCAGACACAGACGAATACCAAAAGCAGACGACAAGCAGGGTAAACAAGCCTGCACAGAAGCAAACGGAAGCGGAAACCATCCCCCCATGTGCTTGCTGCGGAAAGCAGTTGCAGCCTATTCAGTACAACAACCGCACAGTCACTCCGCTGGAAACTGCAAGAAGCACGAAGAAACGCTTTGGGCGTGTCCTGTGTTGGGACTGTGCCCAGAAACAGCCGAAGGAGGGCTAAACAATGCTTAACTCTATCGCAATTCAGGGGCGTCTGGTTCACACGCCTGAAGCTAAGGTCACGAAGTCTGGCAAGGATGTTTGCACGTTCAGCATTGCCTGCGACCGTCAGAGTGGCGGCCAGAAGGAAACCGACTTCTTTAACTGCACCGCATTTGGTAATACGGCACTGTTCGTTTCCAAGTGGTTTCAGAAGGGCAGCCTGATTCTGGTGACTGGTAGCATCCAGACCCGGAAGTATACCGACAAGCAGGGAAGCAACCGCACTGCAACGGAAATCATGGCGAACAAGGTTGACTTCTGCGGTGGAAAGTTTGACAGCAAACCCGCCGATCGGGCGCAGGATACACCGCAGAACTACTCTCAGGGCAACACGGACGACTTCTCTGTGATTGACGACAGTTCTGATCTCCCTTTTGACTAACGGTTACGCTACCGGAACAAAAGGCGAGAAAGGAACACTATGTTTTACCGTCCGAAAGTAGTTCGATGCCGCCTGAAAACTGGCGGGAAAAGCATCGAACAAATCAAAGAATCTCACAAGGGGCAAGGGCTGGTTTATCGGGATTTTGAAAGTCTCCAACAGATGTACGATGCTTTTTCTGGATTGATTGTTGAACTGTCACTTTGGGAATATGACAACCACGAAAGCTATCATCTCGAAAGCTGGAATTCAGAAGATGATGAAAAAGTTATGATGGGCGTTTATTACGCAGAGCAAACGCATCCATTCCCTCGATACAAGAACGATTTTGAAAAATTCAAAGTGGACTGGGAAGCAAAGGAATATGAATGCGAAGGCGCATCTCTTGTTTTTGAGCCAGCAGATGTTGAAGAACTCGAAACTATATGCGAAGAAGTTCCTTTGTCTTGACCGCCTACCTTATATAAGAGCTGTGCTATCTGGCTGGACGGGCGTTTGGGAAGATGATTACCTGTTGTCTCAACTGCACATCACGCCACCAAGCTTGCCACGACACTTGCGAGAAGTACAAGGCAGAGAAGAAAGACTTCGAGGAGCGCAAGGCATTCGTGTATGAGTTGAACCACAGCCAGAGCGTGTACCACCGTGATTATGAGGACAAGCACCGGGAACGTGGCAAGAAGCGGTATCTCGGAAGTGAATTTAGAGGTGAACGAGGATGAGCAAAGCCGTACTTATTAGCATCCGGCCAAACTGGTGCAAGATGATCTGGGCAGGAATGAAGGAAGTCGAGGTGCGCAAGACTCGCCCGACACTGGAAACACCGTTCAAGGCGTACATCTACTGCACCGGTCACGATGGCTGGGTTATGAAGTCGCCCAAGGCTGGCGTGCAGAAAATGGACAGCAGAGTGATCGGCGAGTTCACCTGTGACAAAATCGACAAGCTTGTCCACGTCGGAACGATGATGGACATAAACATTTTGACATCGGACGGGTGGTATAAACCGGCAGATGCACTGCTTCAAGCCGCCTGCCTGACCGAAGAAACCGTTAAAAAATATCTGCAAGGTTGTAATGGCTACGGCTGGCACATCTCTGACCTGAAGATTTATGACAAGCCCAGAGACCTTGATGAATTTTCAAGATTTGGTTTTTTGGGAATGGGCAGATCAAATTATGTTTGCGGAAATTGGCGTTGTAAAAATTATGAACCGTCCGACAGCTACATGGAGCCGCCAACTTGCAAAATTGAAGGGTGCTCTATTTATCGACCACCTCAAAGTTGGTTCTACGTTGAGGAGCTTTACACATGAACACCGGAAAACAGTTTGAAGCAGACTTCAAGGCATCTGTTCCACCCGATGCGTGGTGCTATCGGCTGAAGGACAGTGCTGCCACCTACTACGGCGGCAACGAGAACCTGTCGTTTTCCATCGACAACATCTGTGACTTCCTTGTGTACCGATACCCGATGAACCACCTTTTTGAACTGAAAACCATCGAAACGCCCTCTATCCCTCTGGAAAAGGTGTTCGGCAAGTACGACAAGGCAAAGTGCAAATACCGCAAGGAAAAGCACATCACGGACATGGTGGATGCAATGGGGTACAGCGGTCAGACCGCCCATGTGATAGTTAATTACAGGGCGATCAACCGCACCTTTGCAATCCCTGCCAACAAGGTTCTGGCGTTCCGCTACAACGAGAGCCGCAAGAGCATCCCTTGGCAGTGGGCAGAACAAGAGGGGATAGAGGTCAAAGCAAAAAGGCTGCGTGTCCATTGGCGGTATGACGTGGATGGGCTACTAAAGAGATTGGAGAAAGAGAATGCCAAATTGGTGTGAAGGAAAACTCAAAGTCCGTGGAAATCCCGAAAACATCGTGCGCTGGTTTACGGATTGCGTGACTGTTTATGCCCGCCCCTATTTCGACAAAAACAAGTTTCCGAATGGAGAGTGGGTCTACAACAAAATCCATGATGGAGCATTGCTTTCTTACGATGATGAGACGTTCTACATCAACGTGAAAGACACCGCTTACATTGAGGGTACTACGAAGAACTTCGTTGAAAAGTTTTGCACTGAACAGATTGCTGATGGCGACAACGCAATTCTTGTTCTTCCTGTAATGGCTGCATGGTCGATGGGACCTGAGCCATACGAAGAAATGTCTAAAAAGTATAGATTGGATTTCAGATTCTATGGATTTGAAAGCAGTGGATGCGTAAATCAGGAGATGGAAGTCATTGAAGGTAAAACAACCATCAACCGTGAAATTCGATTTGATGATTACCGTTGGGAATGCGCAGACCCGCTAATGGGAGGTTGAAAACATGGAAATTGAGGTTGAGATTTGCGACCGCTGCGGAGAGTGTTTTTCGTGGCACGACGAAGTAAACGGAATCCGAAAAGTGAAAATAAAAAAAACGCGGCTATGAATGTTCGCCAGACAGGTCGTTCGTTCTTTGCCCCTCTTGCATGGCTGCACTCAACGACTGGCTGAAAGGAGAACAGAAGTGAGTAAGAAAATTTCAGAAATTCTGCCCAAGACCGAAATCTTGGCGCAGTTGGCAGAAAAATCGTCCAAACTGGCACAGGCTGCATTGGAGCTACGCCGTGCGCTGGATGGCACGAACCCGACACCAAAAAGCGTTGCGGAGTGCGGAGCAAATCTGATGGAAGAATTTGCGGACATAAGTAACGCAGTCGATGCTTTATGCGATGCTTGGTTTGGAGATGACCTCGATTCCGAAAGCGAATTTTGGAACGCAGAGGGCGAAATTGAGACTGCTAAATACAAGCGTTGGCTCTCTTGCCTTGAAGCAAAGGAGCAGTCAGATGAATAAATTTGGAAACTGCCCCCTGTGCGGCAAACAGGTCAAGCCGACCAACCTCCGCAAAATCGCACGGCAGAACCAGTTGTACGGCTTTCGCATGGCTCTGGATGGCATCGCCGCCACATGGGGCGCACTGATTCAGAACCTTCGGTGCGATGCAGACCTGACCGATGAACAGGTGCAGAAAATCATCCGCATTGGTGACAGGTACTGGGAGATGGTTGGGCAGTTCAAAGAAGAGGACATGACCCCTGACGAGTTTGCAGATTACATCACCGTAAAGTCAGAACAGGTCGAAAAAGAGCTGAGAGAAAGGTGGAGCTAACAATGTTTGAATTTGTAACTCGCTGGCTGGTCTGCTTAGTCCTGCTGGCGGTAGTAGTTCAGTCTGAACGGACAATCAAGGACATGGCAGACAACCTGTTTGAGGAACGGCAGGCAATGCTCGTCTGGCTGTTCGTCAACGTGTGTCTATCCGTTTGTACGGCTGTTATGATGGGGTGGAAATGATGGACAACGAACTTTACTGCCCGATGAAGCTAACCAGCAATCCGCTTGGTCGGTGCGTCTGTGAGAAAGAAAAGTGCGCTTGGTGGCGGCAGTTGGACAACTGCTGCTCCGTCTGGTGGATTGCAACCGAGCTGGATGAAATCGAAACGAAAATGAAGAGGTGATGATAACATGAGTGAGATGACAAAACTAGATGCAGCTCTCACCGAAATTAGGAGTAAACATTATGATTCGCACCTGATTGACGGTGCGATTGAAGAAGCTAAGTCCCTGGGCATCGAAACGGATACCTCGGAAATGCTGGCTCGTTACAAGGAGGAATGGTCAAGATGAAACCGAAAGGACGAATCGTCATCTGCGATTACTGCGGCAACCCTGCCAATTTCGTGGACAGTTCGGTGGTTTACCATGGCCGCAGCTTCGGCATGATTTACCTCTGCCCAAATTGCGGCGCCTACGTCGGTGTACACAAGGGGTCTGACAAACCCCTTGGCCGACTGGCAAATTCAGAATTGCGCAACTGGAAGAAAGCCGCTCATGCTGCATTTGACCCTATCTGGAAATACGGGCCCTACCGTGGGCAGCGCAATGCAGCCTACCGCTGGCTGGCCGAAAAGATGGAACTCCCGGTTGAGTATACGCACATTGGAATGTTTGATGTGGACCAGTGTCGCAAGGTAGTCCGTATTATGCGAGAAGAAAGGAGTCAGTTATGGCAGATATAATTTCCATTCCCATTGTGGAATAAACAACGCATTCTGGATGGAATACAAGGTATCCTAACCGAAACGAGGTGATAACTCTTGGCAACACCCCCAAAGCGTGGTCGTGGCAGGCCGCCGCTGACCGAAGCCGAAAAGAAAAAGCGTGAGAAGCGAGCGCAAAAGGCGAAAGAACAAGCCGCTGCAAAGCGTGAGAAAGAGCGAGAGAAGAAGCGTATACAGAACCTCAACAAGAACAAAAGCATCCGTTCACAGGTCAGTAAGAAGGTAAAGGAGCAACAGGCGTTGGCTATCGAGAAGCTGAAGATGATGAACACAGGGGATTTGCAGTCAAGAATCGGCGATGAAGAGGACAAGAAAGTTGTCGGCATGATTGCGGCAAAGTATTTTGGCGACCTTCCGAGTGTGGACATGAACAACCCCATTGAAGTGCAGCAACGCCTTGACTTCTTTTTTGACGCTTGCATCGAAGCCAGAATCTCCCCTGTTGTGGAATGGATTGCGCTGGTGCTGGGCATCGAATGGCCTAGTCTGAGACAGATTATGACAGGCAAACGCCGTGACGACAGCTTGCAGCAGAAGTACATCCTAAAACTGATTCTGCAAATGCAGTCCATGTGGGCATACAACGGTATGTACGGTCAGGAGAACCCGGCAGAGTGGATTTTTCGAGCCAAGAACTACTTTGGTATGCGTGACAACGTGGAAGTTACAGTTGCCCCACCGGAACAGCCGTTGGGCGATGCCCAGAGCGCAGAGCAGCTCGCCCAGAAGTACCAGACGACTTTGCCGAAGGAAATTGACGTGGAGTATAGAGAGGTGGACGACTAATGCAGACTGACAGAGGAATCTACCACAAGCGAGTATGCAACCGCTGCGGAGCGGTTCTTGGCGGCAGGATGATGGACCCTGACGAATATTTCAAAGACTGGGCGTGGCGCAGGGACACAGGCGACCTGTGCCCGGAGTGCTATGAGGAGTATAAGCGAGTGATCGGACGGTTCAATGCCAACAGAAGGAGAAAGAAAGGGCAGATATAATGAAAAAGTGCGCTCTTTACAGGTGCAAACAGTGCTTTGCGACCATGACGGACGAAGGCGATGTCAGAATCGACAAAGACATTGTTGATTGGATGTTTGAAAACGAAATGGAAGAAAGTAAAATTGGGTTTATCGCAAAATTCAAAATAAGCGATAAAGTCCTCATTCATCGTTGCGCCAACAACACTGTTGGTTTATGTGAGTTTATCGGATGGAAGGAGATAGAGGAATGAACTTCTACTGCACCACTGAACATTGCACTTGCATGGGCATCAAGCAATTCTCTGCTGGCAAGGCTATCCGATGCACAGCAGAATCCTGCAAGAACAAATCTGAGCCATCCTGCGGCTCTTGTAAATAGTACGCAGAGCCAGAGGACGTGTGTGTGAACGACCAGTCAGAACACGTTGCAGACTTCGTGTGGGATGAACGCGGATGCAAAGAATGGGAGAAGAAAGATGAGCGGAAGTAATGTAATCAGGCTGAGCAATGGCATTCTACTGGACAGCAAAGGGAAACTTTTATGCCAAACTGTGGACAAGTCCTGCTCAAACTGTAAATGGTATGACAGCTTTTCGTGGGTCTGCTGCAATGGTATGTCTGAGTGCAAGACTTATTTTGCAGAACCAGACTATGTGTGCAAAGACTGGGAGAAGAAAGATGACAACAGGGGAGAAAATCAAGAAGCGCAGGATTGAACTTGGCATCACGCAGAAAGATGTTGCGAGGATGATTGGAACAACCAGTGCGTACGTCAGTGCCGTTGAAAAGCAAAAGCGTGGCGTAAAGAAGGAAACGCGGCTGGCAAAATTCGCAGAAGCCCTTCAATGCAGCGTGAACGATTTGAAGTCGGATGTGCCAAAAGGCATGGTAGACCCAACCAATGACGACTTCGGAGCGGTCTGCAACTGCGCTGTCCGCTATTGCTTGGGCAGACGGTCATATATGCCTAGTCTTGTTTGCAGATACATCATCTCGCTTCTGCCGGAGCTGACCGACAAGACGTTGGATTGCTTTGAACGTGACATTGCAGAGCGCAAGCGGACAGGATTTGACTTTGGCGATTCCTGCGACTATGAGACGTGGGATGCGTTCTACAAGGCGGTTTGCACGGAGATTGAAAGGAGAAAGAAAAATGTCTTTGCTTGAAATTGTACTCGGTTTTGTTTTGACGACAATGATTGGTTTTGTGTTCGTTTTTCCGATTTATTTGCTCGAAAAATATATAGTTCTTAGAACTTCGGAAAAATACATAGACAACATAACCTTGAAAGCCATTGCGGTTGTAGCAGTCAATGTTCTTTTCTTTCTTGTTGGGTTTGCAATCATATTTAGCGTTTACGGTTAAGTTTGAATAACACGATTTGAAGAAAGGACGAGCAATGAGAGCCAGACCGATTGATGCCAATGCACTACGGAAACGCATTGAAGAATGGATGCAGGAATTAGAGCAAGAGTTTACTGTTGAGTACGCCTACATGGGATATGCGCTAGATGATGTGCTTGATTACATCGACACTGCACCAACAATCGAGGTAAAAGACAATGGCTAATTATCCAGAATATCTTGAACGAAACGCACTTATTGAAAGAATCCAGAAAGCATATTGCGATGGCTGCGAGAACTACAATGGAGTTAGATGCCGTGCTTGCGGCATTGGCGATGCCATTGACATTGTGGAAGATGCTCCGACAGCCTTAGAGCGTACCGCTGAATGGATTGTACAGGACGATACGTTCACAAGGTTCGAGTGTAGCAGATGCCACACAAAAAATCATCACACACGTTGGAACTACTGCCCGAACTGTGGAGCGAAAATGGAGAACGCGCATGGCTAACACACTTTGGCATCCAGCAAGCGAACCGTCACGAGAGCGGACGCAGCCTTTGTTGCTTGCGGCTAAGACAACGTGGCGTGATAAAGATGGAAAAATGTTGCAAGGAATCTCGCCAACAACGTATTTTCTTGGCTGTTACGCAGACGGTCAGTTCTGGGACGATATAGGAGAGAGACTGCCAAAAGATGTGACGGTGACGCATTGGATGGCGTTCCCGATGGTGTAGGAGGGCTTATGGAAAAGAATGTCGTTGTTACGCAAGATATGGTTGACGCATTCACGGAGGAAATGCAGGAAGCATACAAAAAGTACGGTGATGATGAAGAAATCGTTCACAGCATGATGGACGGCATCATGTGTGAAACCTTAGAAAAGCTGGGATTTGCAGAAGGTGTGGGAATCTTTAACGAAGCACCGAAATGGTATGCGTAAGGAGCGGTAAACATGACGAACAAGAAGTTTGGAATCATCGTTATAGACTTGAGTCTTTTTGACTTCGGGCCGAAGCCGCCTTGCGGGTACATCAAGGCAAAACATATCCGCCCAGCGTACGGTAAAGGCGCAAGGCCTGTCAAAGCACATAAGCGAATCACGAGAACAAGAGAGGGATTTAGAAAGTGACAGAACTCAAGAGATGTCCGTTCTGCGGTGGAGAAGTTGCTATTGACGAAGCAAGCGGCTATTTGACAAGTTGGATGCTTATAACAAGAGGAAACGGCAAGAATGGATGCAAGTGCCGGGTATTCATGGAAAGCAAGCTATACAGCTCTGATTGTTCCGAAGCTGATAAAGAAAAGATTAAAAAAGGCCTTATCGAAGCATGGAACAAACGCTACAAAGAGGACTGAGCATGGACAAAAAACGAGACAGCTTTACATTCCAACGATATTACTTTGAAGCCATCTCCACACTGAAAAGTAAAGAGAAGTTGGAACTCTACGATTCAATCTGCGCATACGTTTTTGAAGGAAAAGACGCAACTTTGAACTCAAAAAAAGCAGAATCTTGTTTTATTTTGATTAAGCATCTGCTCGATGAAAAACGAAAAAGAAGCGATATTGCGTCAAAAGGATGGTCTACACGAAAGTCAGCTCATCCTCATGTCATAAATGAGATGAAAGTCAGCTCATCTATGAGTTCGAAGTCAGATGATAATGAGCCCATTGTATCAACTGACGGTCAAATGAACGTCAAGACCTTGCCGGAAAGTGCGGTCAAGAAGAAATCTGACATCTTTTCAGACTTTGCTCATGGCGATAAAGCCCTGCTGGAATCCCTGCGAGAGTTCGCACAGATGCGTACAAGAATCAAAAAGCCTATGACAGATCGGGCAAAACAGATGCTATGCAACAAGCTAGAAAAGTTTGATCGGCATGACTGGAAAGCCATCCTTGACCAGAGCATCTATGCTGGATGGCAGGACATTTACGCATTAAAACAGGATGACCAGTACGAGCAAAGTACGAAGATGGAGTTTCCTAGACTATGACAATGGACGTTCAAACGGTATTTATCGGCGCGCTGATGCTCTGCAAGCCGGGCGTTGTGGATGAAATCATACCAGACCTTGAACTTGACTTGTTCAGACCTGAGCTGAGAGACGCTTTTGCGGCTGTTCAGGGCTATTGGACGGCTAGGGGTAAGATAGACATAATCGAGATAAACACGCAGCATCCAGACGTAGCGCAGACGCTCTTGGCGTGTGTACAAACCTGTGAATCAGAGTGTGTACGAATTGACAGAGAGCAGATGCAGCGTTGGACACAGCTTATCAGAGAACAAGCTGCACTCACTCGTGTGCAAGGTCTGGCATTTCAGATGACCAGCGAGCTTACCGACTATTCTGATCTATCAGACATTTACCAGCAGATGGGTGAAGCAATGAGCCTGAAAGCTGAGGAAGAAGATGCGTGGACATACGAGGATGTGCTGAACGACTATGTGCTTCACATGGACGAGAAACCTGTGTACATCAAGACAGGCCTAGAGCGTCTGGATGAAGCGCTGCACATTTCACCGGGTGATTTCATCATCATCGGTGGCAGACCGTCTGCGGGCAAAACAGCCCTGTCCTTGCAAATAGCAGCAAGCATGGCAAAGCAGGACTACACCGTGTACTATTTCAGCTTAGAAACCAGCAAACGCAAGCTGGGCGCACGTCTGATGGCTAATCAGATATACTGCCCTCTGGACACGGTGAAAAATAAGGCGGTCAGCTTGAATGAGATTGACGGACAGGCAAAGAACATGAAGATGCCCTTATATATACGCTCCGCTGCCGGAAAGAACGTGGCGTGGATGAAGGCTCAGGCTCTCCGTAAAAAGGCTCAAGTCATCTTCGTAGACTATCTTCAACTCATACACGAAACAGGCGCAAAGGACAGATATGCCGCCATTACAGCTATATCTATTGCCCTGCACGAACTGGCACAGACCACAGGCATTGTCGTGGTGGCACTGGCACAGCTCAATCGAAACCCATCCAAGCCCGGAGCAACGCCTACCAACTCCGACTTGCGAGAGAGCGGACAGATTGAACAGGACGCAGATGCAATCATCCTTCTGTCCGGCGATAACCCCGACAAGTACCTGTTCCGACTAAGCAAGAACAAGGAAGGTGAGATAGGCGACCTTCCGATCACGTTTAACAAGCAGATTCAACGGTTCCAAGAGTATACTTGGATGGATTGAGCACATGGGCTGTCAGCAATGGCAGCCTTTTGCATATACTCGCACAGAAGCCATACAAACGCTTTTAGCGTCAGATGACAAACTTATCGGCTAAATACAGAAAACAGCTCTGGCACGGCTCTACGGGGCTGTGAGCGCATTGTAGAGGTCTACGACTATTGCAGGAGGAGAAAATGGAATACATGACAACCGATACAAAGGTCAATGGGTACATGGTCTACCCTCGATTCCTCTCGACTATTGGCGTTAGCCCAACAGAGAAAATTGTTTACATTTATCTGTTCAATCGTGCAAGGTCGTCACAGAGGGCAAGCAGAAGCGGAAAATTTGCTGACCAACTAGGGCGAGTATACATCGTGTATCCCATCAAAGACCTTGCTGCAGATACTGGATTCACAGAACGATGGGTCAAGAAGTCTCTGAAAGAGCTGGAAGAAGCCGGGTTGATCGAGCGCAAGCGTGAAGGCAAGAACAAGCCCGATAAGATATACGTCAAAGTGCCGGAAGAATCGTCAAGGAGCGAAAAGGGAGGGGAACAATCATTCACCTCTGAGGGGAACGATGCTTCACCTGTGAGGGGAACAATCGTTCCCCTCCTTAATATAGAAGAAAAGAAAAGAAAAAAAGTTATTAAGAAAGCGGGCGACCCGCCCGATGGGAACGCCAGCGCGCCGGACTTCGAGGATGTGAGCGAGTATTTTTTGGACGCTGGATGTGAGAATAGGCTTGCCAGCAGGTTCATGAACTACTATGAGGGAACAGGTTGGATGACCAAAACCGGAAAGCCTATCACCAACTGGAAGGCCTTTGCTGATATGTGGATTGACAGAGAGCAAGAGAAGCAGCGGCACAGTGAACCAGAGTTCAATCGCCTGTAAAGGTTCTTTCCCCCTACAACCCTCTATCTCCAAAAGCTATACCGTTAGCCAGCAGGTCATACCGTGACCAGCATTTTCCGTCGGGCTCTATTGGCTGAATATGGGCATGCCGTCCAGCTAACCTTTACGTTACGTCACCCTCTATTGTCCGGTGCACCGCGCCGACCGGGTGACCTCCAACGGTGACGGCATCTAGCCTGTAAAGGGTAGCAACATCTAACCCGTCACCAGCTACGACTATTTCACATGGAGAATTGGCTTCATTTTGTAGTCGGTTTGATATGTACAAATGTTGCATGAACTATTCCTAGTACAATGCTATGGATTAAACAAGATACCATAGTGTATTACTGAGAATTAAATCGAGCTGAAACCAGCGGATTTGGATGATACGACTATTCCAGCGGAATAATAGTTAAAAAGATTGAGTAATTGTCTGCGACTATTATAATAAGTACGATGGCTAAAGATTTTGAGGTAATGTGATGGGGATTAAAATTGATAGGTGTCTTGACAGTTATTGATTTTGGGGGAGGTCTGACGACTTAGCGACTATCGCATCTCTCTTTTCCTAAAAGGCGAACGACTATTTCACACAAAAAATACACGACTATTTGACGATGGTTCGCAAGAAAACGCTACGACTATTGCTCTGCGACTATCAGCGGACAGCTCGTTGCTATACTATATATAGGACTTTCAAACGGTGGTCGTCTGACGACTTTACGACTATTCCACGACTATTAGCTACGACTATTGGCTACGACTATTCCAGAACTTATTACGACTATTCCAGCCGGAACGCTACGACTATTGCTGGCCTCTATTAGCTATCGGGCGAAAGCCCGAAAAGAGAAGCGGCGACAGCCGTCAATGGTTCCGCGCCGCCCGCCTGCTGTCGGGTCTGCCCTCTGCCCTTGCTGCTGGACTGCACCGCCGCTGGGTGGAGTATGCCAGATCGTCGCCGGGTTGACCCCTACACCGGATGCAAGCCGGATGCACTGACCCGCCGCCGCTGGCATGGTCTGGGCTATGCTGTACCGGCAGGCATTGATCTTTAACAGGGGCGCACCCTTTTATATACCTTATTATAATAGGGCGGCTGTGCTGCCCTGTACAGCGTCCGGTGTGGCGGTGGTATCTGGTATGCGCTGGAGGTGCTGCGGCGTTGTGATACGCTCCAGCGTGGCGCAGGCGGTGTTATATCCGATTTTGCCGGTCTGGTATTGTATGCGGTGAAATGGGTCAAATTGCCGGAAACGCACCTGTAAAGCCCTGTAAACGCTTTTTGCATTGTGGCGGTATAATTATTTATTGCATGGATGGCAGAAAGGCCGTTGCAAGCGCTCGTGCGTGGCTGATACGTTGCCGGGCAAAAATAAAAGCCCTGCACTGTGTCGATACAAGGCAAAAGAAAAGCCCGGCCATTTCTGACCGGGTGGAATGCTTTTTATTTTGACGCCTTGAACAGCGCAGAGAAAAACCAGAAGAAGAACAGGATACAGGAAAATATCACTTGTTGCACCCCCTTATACCACGCTAAAACGCTTGTAGCTGGTTTTGCTGCTGCACTCTGCGTAAATATCCGGGTGCAGCGTCTTGAGCAGCTTGCTATCAAGTCGGACGCTTTGCACGTCCTTATAAATGGCCTTTGCAGTGCCCTGCACCATTTCGGGCGCGCCTTGCATCATGGCGATAATGTCCGCCTTGATGCTTTCGTTCATCGCTTCCAGCTCTTCTAAAAGCCGCTTGTTTTCGCGGTACTCGTTTACTTTTTCTTCGAACAACGTCATTTTTCATGCCCTCCAATTTTAGATTGCATTCATAACACGGAGAAGTGCAGCAATTGCAGCGTCACGCAATTTTTCGCGCTGGTCCTTGTCAGATGGGTTTAATTTAACGTACTTTCTGCACAGGTCCTTTTCACGTTCGATCTCTTTATTGATGGCGTTTATTACATCGTATTTTTCCATTTTTTCAGCCCTCTTTGTTAACTGTTAAGAAATGCGATCATAACCAGCGCGCCGGAAATCATGCCGCCCACGTACCAGATTGCAGCCCACTGGGAAAAGTCGAGAGTAATCATTGTTTATACCCTCCAATTAGTCAAATTCCGGCATAGCCAAAATAATTTTTTTGCACCGCTCAACGCTGAGGCGGTAGGGCTTTGCCCTCATGAGGTTATCACCTACAATCTGAGTGTATACCATCAACGGCAGCTCAAACAGCCCGGCACACTTGGGATAAAGGCGCACAGCCTGATTTCTGATTTCGGCGTTTAATTCGTCCGATCTAGTCATTTTATTGTTCCTCCAAAATCAGCTCCCGGAGTGTTTCAATGCCGGGGACACAATCGTTACACATCATAATATATACGTTTTCCATGCCATTAACGGTGATTTTAATTGCGGCAGCGTTTCCGCTGCGCTTTGCTGCCAGATACTCGTTGATTGCGTTTTCCACAATCTGCACTCTGTCCTTCCTTGTCATGGTTTATACCTCCGTGTATCCGTCTGCAATGGCCTGAGCTTTAAGCGCGTCCATGTCCCGCTTTGTTACAACAGGGACGTCCTTAGATACCCAGCCGTCAGGGACGCGGGAAAAGGTTTTTGCGTTGGTATCGATGCACAGATAATGTGCGTTTCCGTATACGGTGTTTTTGGTTCTGAATTCTAGTTTCATGGTTTTTGTCCTCCTGTTTTGGTGTTTCGTGGTTGTAGTCCATATTTATCTGGACTGATTATATTATATCCATATATATATGGATTGTCAATGCTTTTGGCAAAATTTATCCATATAAATATGGATAAAATAAAGCGTCCGAAATTGTACACTTTGCCGGACGCATTGCAGGTAGTTCAGCCCTGCCGCCGGTACGATCTGCCCGGCGTGGTCTGCCTTGCATCTGGCACGGCCTGCGCGGCTGCCTGTGGTGTGCAGACCGTCCGGGTGCGCTGGGGGCTGGGGTCTCCACCGGCGGGGTATATGGGGCGAGCCGGGGGTTGGGTGGTCGACACCTCGCGTAGAAAAAATTCAAAAAAGGCGTTTTCCTCGCCTACCCACCCCCTCTTTTCTGCGAAAAACACCCCACCCCACATTGTCAATCTCAAAAATTCCGCGCAAAAACAAAAAGACCCCTACAAAGGGTCTGTGTTCTGTGCTATACTTGCCTTACAAGCCTTGAAAGGGAGGAATCTGCAATGAATCAAAAGAATGACAAGAATAAAGAAAGACGCGAAAAGAACGAAAAGATTGCCGCTTCAATATGGGGCATCATTATCGGTGCAGCTCTTTTGGTTTTTGGTGTGTATCTTATGGCACATGGTATTTCAAACGTTATATAAAATTTTGGCCAAAGAAAGGTGGAATCAAAATGTTTTTTGCGCTCACTTTGATAACAATGGTGACAACTCCGATATTCGGCATAATGTGTCTTATCAATGCAATGCGCCGCAAAAAGAACAATAAAACACTCCTTGCATTTGTGATATCATTTGCGGTTCTGGTTGTCAGTTTTTGTGCGATGCCCACTTCGTCAAACGAAAGTCCAAGTTCTTCGGTCGATGCCACATCCAAATTACAACAGACAGAAAGCAAGTTGGAAACCAAAGAGGAAACATCCAATAAAGAAACAACAATTGAGCCAAAGGTTCTCGCAGAACAAGATGGAATCAAAATCACTGTTACTGGGTATAAAGAAGATGCTATTGATACAAGCAATGTGATTTGGACTTCGTCCAATGCAACACTTGGCGGTAATGCACTGGAACTTTCCATTAAAAACAGCAGTGATAAAAATATATCCGTAGTCTGCGATTCGTTGATTGTCAATGACTATATGGTGACTGCGCAGTACAATTCTGATGTTCTCGCAGGAAACGAATCGACTGAACCGATTTATCTTTTCTATTCTGATCTTGAACGTGCGGGAATTTACGAAGTTCAGAAGATTGAGCTTTACTTCACTGTTTACGACAAGGACACAAATAAAAAGCTGTTCAGTGTTGAGGATACCACGATAGAAACATCTAAAGTCGGAAATACGTTTGAAGAATCACATATTGGCGAAGAAGCGTATAACGATAAAGGCGTTGTTATATCTGGCGTGAAGGAAAAAGAAACGTCTACATTCGGAACGGATGTGCTTTTGCTTCAGGTTTCAAACGAAAGTGGAAAAGACCTTGTGATATATTGTGACAGCGTATCGGTCAACGGCAAGATGGTTAATCCGTACATACTGCTTCAAAAAATTTACAATGGCAAAAAAGCAGTGTGCGCCATCACCATTCAAGATTCAGAACTTGAAAGAAATGGTGTAGAATCCGTGGAAAGCGTAGAATGCTCAATCAAATTTGAATCCCCTGACACGTTCGCAACGCTCTGGAACACAGACAACTTGAAATTCTAATCCATAACACAAAAAGCCAGTGGCTAGATGTTCTCTAACCACTGGCTTTTCTTATTGGCTGTTATACGCTTCTACGGATGCTTGCATAGAGTAGACGGAACGTCTCACGGCCTTTCGGCGTTACTCTGGTCTGTACGCCACCGTGCTTGTTCTTCTGGTTGCAGTATTCCTTTACCGCAAACAGACCGTCACCCTTGCCCGCTTTTGGCAGGATGCCCTTGCTTTTGTCACGGTAGATGTAACCGTCAGAAATAAGCATCTTGATGAACAAGCGTTCAGGAATGCGCAGTTCCTTTGCGGTAGAGCGGAAGTTGGTAGACACGTTCCACGCCACGAGGTCGTCGAAGTAGTCTGCTTTAGGCTGCATCTCTTCGTTCTTCTCGCAGAGCTGCTTGTTCTGCATCTGTAATGCTGCACTCTTTTCCTTTTCGGCCTTCATGTTCTGAATCAGCCCGATCACGAAGTCCGGGTTGGCAATAGCCGTCTCTAACAGGTTGTCGGTCATGTACATCCCATGCTTGCGGATGGACGGTAGAACTTCGTGAGTGACCCAGTGCTTGAACCGCTGTGCGCTTTCCAGCTTGCTGCTGAAAATCAAACTGTATAAGCCGGATTCGTTAATAATGATAATAGGCTGCTTACCACCGGGGGTGTCCATTTCGTTCACCCCTCTGTCCTGTTCATCAACGTGGTCACGGATGGCTTTCTGCGGGTTATTGTAGCCTAAAGCCACCGCAATGTCCTTGCCAACAAACCAAGGGTCATCGTCAATGAGCATGACGCGGATTTCACCAAACTCGGCGTTGTTGAAGATTTTGATGTTCTCAGACAAAGAAAGTTGCATTAAAAAGCTCCTTTTCACTTGTGAGAGAAGCGATTTTCTGCTATAATAACGGCGAGAGAATGCTTCTCTCAGGGTTTACATGATACGTTCGCTTCTGTCGCCAAACTTCAGCGGACGTATCATTTTTCGTTTTCATCGGGCTCCGGGATTGGATGCAGCGTAAAGAACGCATCTCGAAGCGCAAAGGACAACGATACGCGCTTCTTGATGCAGTACGCTTGCAAATGCTCAAACTGCTTGTCAGTCATACTGATCGTCAGCGTTCGCTTGAACCGCTCGGCGTAAGGGCTACTCATGTTTATTCACCTCCTTTCATTTGCTGGTGATGTTAGTATAACCTTATTTTGTGTTAAGTCAAGAAAAGAAGTGCTACATATAGCACTCGATAGCGTTGACGTCAAAATTTGTAGACTTGCACAAAACTCAGCCCTTATTTTTGGCTACTCCCGCTTCGTACCCTGCCCGGTAGTTCAATTCGGACAGCTTACCCAGCGCTTCTGCGTACTCCCTGTCCTCGCTGGTCGGCTCTTTGCCGTGGGCGAGGGTTTTCAGAAATTCTTCGGTTTTCGTGGGAAAGTTCATGTTTTTTTCTCCTAACTCTTGCGGAGAGCAGTCCTTTTTGGTATAATAGATTCCGAAAAGGGAGACTGCCCCCTTGGTGGTTGCAGGTTCTCGTTTCGTGATGTGGATAAGCTATCAGCGTTGCCGTCCAAAGTTCCGCTGGTAGCTTATTTTTTTATGCCTTGATGTTCTCAACGTAAGATGCTACCCACTCGATACCCATGCGGATAACATCGACCTTTGAGATGGCCAATGCCTTTGCGCTGCTCTCCATGCTTGCGATCTGGTTCTCAGTGAGCCGGGTGCTTATCATGCGCAGCTTATCACGTTCCGAGGTTCCTGCTCGTCTTGCCAAGCCTATCACCTCGCTTTCGCTGGAACAAGTATAAAGCGTGAAAATATGCTTGTCAAGACCAAAAGTTTTACGGAAATGAAGTTCGGCAGAATTACTCCTTATTATAGAAAATTTTCCACCTGATTGTGATTAACTAAGTAAACAACCTTATACTACTCTAGTATGTATAAATACATACTAGAGTATATTTATATATAATATAAGCGCAAGCAAAGAAAGTCCAGAAATATCTTGACATCCAGAAATATCTTGATATAATAGAATCAAGAAAGGATGGCGAAGAAAAATGACGGCAAGTGAAGCGATAAAGGAAATTTTGAAATTGAAGGAATTGAACCAAGCGAAGTTAAGTGATATGCTTGACATTCCGCTTAAAACCTTGAATGAACGTCTAAGGCACAAAAACATTAGTGTCAACAAGCTGGATGAAACACTAAGGGTTATGGGATACAAGATTATGGTAGTCCCTCGTGAGACAAAAGTCGAAAATGGGTTTGACATCAAGTGATGGGTGAAAAAAATGCGTTACTTCTTAGCTAGAGTGTCTAGTAAGGAGCAAAGCCTTGCAAGACAGCTTAAAATCGCACGAGATCGGTTCGACATTCCGGACGAGAATGTATTTTGTGACAAAATGACAGGCAGTAGCTTTGATCGCCCGCAATATAAACGATTGAAAGAGACTGTAAAGGCTGGGGATGAAGTCATCGTTAAGGAATTTGACCGATTCGGGCGTGACAAAGACGAAATGAAGCGAGAACTTCAATGGTTCAAAGAAAAAGGCGTGATTGTTCGCATTCTCGACATTCCGACCACGCTTATTGACTTCCAAGACCAGACGTGGGTGCTGGAAATGGTAAATAACATTCTTATTGAGGTTTTGGGCGCAGTAGCTGAACAGGAACGTAAGAAAACCAAGCAGCGTCAGGCAGAGGGTATAGCTGCTATGCCCATTGTTGACGGCAAGCGAGTGTCAGCCAGAACAGGCCGTAGCTTCGGCAGACAGGAAAAGCAAGTTGACGAGCAGCAGTTTGAAAGCCTATTAAAACAACAGAAAAAAGGCGAAATCACTGTAAAAGAGTGTTGCAAGCAGCTTGGTATTGGAAAATCTACTTGGTATGAGCGTGTCGAAAGATACGTAAATAAAAATAGCGGCAGCCCAACCACAAGCCACCGCTAAGAGTACACCAAACCAACCAAAACAGGAAAAAGAATGGTGCAACCACAGTATACCATTCTTTTCTCCAACAGGCAAGAGAAAAGGAGAACAATATGGAAAAACAAAAACCGTTTTATTGGGATTTTATCAAAAAAGATGCAGATTTGACATTTCGTTCGGTTTTCGATTTTGTAAACTGCAAAGATTTTACTTCCTTTATGCTGGAATGCCAATCTAAGAAATGCAATGTTTTGTTTTATGATGAAAACATATTTTTTGATTTCAAGAAAGAAGGCTCTTCCGAAACGTTTAAGCGGCAAATGAGAGTTGCTCTTCTTACATTTATTTTGGAAAGCATTCCCGCAATAGCAGAAGATTATCTTGCGTATTTTAAGAAATACGCTGGATGGAAGAGCGATAAAACGTTTACTCCTACCTTAATCGAAAAGAAGGAAAGACTTGACCGCGAAACGTGGCTTGATGAGCAAGCGAACATTATTTGACCCGCCAGACATGGTATCGGATTGCTGAACAGAACAAGTGAAATTGTTCGCAACCTAGAATAAAACAGAATGAGAAAGGAAAAGCGACATGAAACCCGTAAAATTGTCAGAACAGAGTTTGAAACTCATTGAAACGCTGTGCGATTACACCAACAAGCCTGATATTCTTAACGCTGTCGCAGACGCCTTGTATTATGACGCAGATGAATTGAAGCGCAGGCTAAACCAGCTTGCAGAAGAAGTCAAATAAACTGTGCAACCCATTTATTAAGATGGATTTTAGTAAATAATTTTCTAAAACAGCATTATAAAAACCGAATATTTGATTTTTGTGCAGTTGTAGGCACTCTTTACATTTTCAGGTAGGGGGTGCCTATTTTTTATGCAGCCAAAACAGTGCATTGCCATTATCGCCAGCATCAAAGCGTATGCAAAGCAGAATCCGACAGAAGCACAGGTCTATGAGGACTGGTTTCAGGCGGTGGTGAACCTGAGAGACGCTTTGTCACAAGACAAGCGGTTCGATGCCTACAAATACTCTGGTGAGCTGCGCTCTGTCTGCGCGGCCATGATGGGGAAGATGAAAACAAGCGAGGACGTGGCGAAGGTTTATGACATTATCAGCCGGACGTACCTGTTTGAAGCGAAGGATGTATTCGACAGCTATTGCATCTACCTTGAATGGAATCGTGCGCCAGAGAAGAAGTTCTATCAACCCAGACGCAGAGTGCTGAAAGTGCTAGCAGACGACCTAGAGGACTTGTTTTATAAGCGGATAGATTTCTTGGGGGTCAGTCTTCCGGCTCGCGTAGGCAAGGCTTTGAGTGATGATACGCCGATTTTAACAAGAAGTGGGTGGAAGAATCACGGCGATTTGCAAGTTGGCGATGAAGTTATCAGTCCGAAAGGCCAGTTTGTAAAGGTGCTGGCTGTATCTCCTAAGTGCCAGCTTGATGTGCGATGCCATTTCTCTGACGGCACATACATTGACTGCCACGAAAACCACGAGTGGCCGGTCTTTAACCGCCATAAGAACGGATTTGATGTGGTCGAAACCAAGCGGATGATGGAGGATTATGTTACCGATACAAAAGATGGCATAAGATTCTGTTATCAGGTTCCGTTCAAAAATTTTGTTGAGGGAGAATATAAGAAACTGCCTGTTGAGCCGTACACATTGGGCGCATGGCTTGGCGATGGCCGCAACCAACACCCGGATATTTGCGAGCCGCCTTGTGATCGGGTAATTGTTGAGCGCGTCATTAACGATGGATACCCGGTTAGTTGGCATACGGTTCACAAGGACACTGGTGTTGAATACTACGGATTCTCTGGTTTGCGACAAGCACTTCAAAAAGGCGATATGTGCCATAGTCACCGCCGCTGCGTGAAGCACATCCCAGAAGAATACTTCACAGCCAGCATTGCACAGCGTATGGAATTGCTTGCCGGTCTGCTCGATACAGACGGTACGTTACGGGCAAAAGAGCATCGGTACGCTTTTTCTACCACAGAGCCGCAAATGAGAGATGATTTTGTCACGCTGGTTTCTACTTTTGGATGGAGATGCAGCGTGGTTGAATATCCACCTCGTGTATCGTCTAGTGGCATTAAAGGCAATCTGACAGTCTATTCCATCTCTTTTAATCCTACCTGCCCCATTCCTTGCGTTGTTCCTCGCAAGCAGTTAAAGGAGTTTTCCAAACCTCGCCGTGTGGCGTTTTGCGGGTTTGAGCGCATCGAGCCGAAGCAAGGCAACTGCATTCAGGTTGAGGGCGGCGTGTATTGCGCTGGCAAACGGCTAATCCCTACCCATAACAGTACGCTGTGCATTTTCTTCATCACATGGCTTATGGGCAACCGCCCGGACGTTGCATCGGTCATGAGCGGACATTCCGACAAGCTGACGAATGGATTCTATGGCGAAGTGCTGTCTATCATCACTGACCCTGTGACCTACAATTGGGGCAAAATCTTCCCTGACGTTCAGCTTGTGGACAAGAGCGCAAAGGACGAAAGCGTTGACCTGAACCGAAAGAAGCGTTTTCCCACCCTGACTTGTCGCTCTATTGGCGGCACGCTGACTGGCGCAGTTGAAATCGGCGAGGGCGGCGTTCTGTACAGCGATGACTTGATCGAGGACTTGGAGGAAAGCTTGAATGTTGAGCGCCTGAACAACAAGTACGATGCCTACTTAAACCAGTTGAAAGACCGTAAAAAGCAGGGCGCATTGGAATTGATGGTCGGTACACGCTGGAACGTGCTTGACCCTCTGGGGCGCATCCAAAGCCAGTATGCAGACAACCCAAAGTATAGATTTCGGGTGATTCCCGCTGTGGACGAGAACGGACACAGCAATTTCAATTATGACTACGGCGTGGGATTTGACGATGCCTACTATGCCGACATGAAAGCCAGTATTGACGATGCAACATGGTGGGCAAAGTACATGGGCAAGCCTTATGTGCGTGAAGGTCTGCTGTTTCCTGCTGATGAGCTGCGGTATTTTAACGGTGTTCTGCCTGATGGTGAGCCCGATCGGAAGCTCATGGTCATGGATATTGCATGGGGTGGCGGTGACTTCACCGCCTGTCCTATCGCTTATGTGTACGGCGATGCCGTGTTTATTCCAGACCTTGTGTTCAATAATGGCGATAAGACCGTGACCAGACCGGAAGTCGTGGGCAAAATCATCCAGCACAAAATCAACGTGGTACGCGGCGAAGCCAACAACGGCGGTGATGAATACTGTGATGTGGTAGACAGCCAGCTCCGGCAGCAGGGATACCACTGTTCTGTCCGTAGTCAGCGCGCGCCCAGCGGTCAAAGCAAGCTATCCAGAATCATCCAGTATGCGCCGGACATCAAACGGTTCTATTTCCTTGACGAGAAGCACCAGTCGAAAGAGTACAAGGCATTCATGGAACAGGTGACGATGTTCACGCAGCTTGGCAAAGTTCCGCACGATGATGCCCCGGATAGTCTGGCGCAGCTTGCCGATGAACTTTACAATGGAATCAGTAAAATTGAGCCTGTCAAGAGGCCTTTTTGAGAAAAGTGTCATATATAGCAGTGCTTGGAAACAAAAATTTGATTTTGGGTTGCATTTTGGCTTAAAATATAAACAGGAAGATTTGCAACTTCCTCTAATGTATTGCATTGACGTGGTTTTAGTCATTTTTACTCGTCAGTTTGTTGCATTACACTCCTTTCTCATTTACCCGCGACAGCTGCCTTTCTCTGTCGCGGGGATTATATGTTGCGTTTTCGAGTGGACGAAAGGTTGTTTGTACTCCCCCAACTGACACGAAGCGGTTCAAACCCGCTACGCAGCACAACGATTCTCTTGCTTTGCGTGGACATATTCTCCTGATAATACCTCTGCCGTTATTCCTGGCTCTCGATGCAATGCTTTTAAGATTTTTCACATTGCAAAGAGCAACGGCTTGCTAAGCCAGGTTTTTATGTTGCATTAGCTCAGTATGGCTAGAGCATCCGGCTCATAACCGGACATACATTGGTTCAAATCCATTATGCAGCACCAAAATTGCAGCTTCCCGTTTTACGTCTGTCCGACAGCAGAATGAAACGGCTGCAATGGTTTTCTTCGGGCGAAGAATAGCACGGCTGGAAGTGCGAATAGTTTCCCAGTAGCTTCTGACAGGTCTGTGCTCAACAGCCTGTTTCCAGAAATCCAACGAAAGGAGCGCTCATGCTAGTTAGAATCTGTTGTCCTTGTATCCGGCAGAACCCCATCTATAAGAACGTCCGCTGCAACCGCTATCTTGGCGAAGTGGACGGACGATACCATTTCAAGTGTGACAGATGCAAGGGCGTTATCGAAGGAGACACAAGGGAAGGATGGGTGAAAATCATCCATCCACCCGAAAAGTAAATAGCTTTTGAAGCGCAGTTTTGGCGCAGTGAGATAGACCTTAACAGGTTTTTCTTGCTGCGCTTTTTTATTTTGCCAGGAAGGAGAAACACATGGCTGAGTATCAGATGGTTGTTGGCGGCTTTTTGAATGAGCCGCTGACCGGGCGCAGACCGATTGAAACGCCGGAGACGGAAATCAATCGGGCAAACGTGCTGAAAGTGGTCACGGGCAAGGCAGATCCTATTCATCTGCTGAACAAGAACGAGATCCGCTTTCTGCACAACTACTACTTGGGTAGCCAGCCTGTCCTCGAACGCACGAAGGAATACCACGCTGAAATCACCAACCGCATTGTAGAGAACCATGCCAATGAATGCGTGGGCTTCTACACAGGTTACATGAGTGGCACTCCTTGCTCTTATGTGCGGTCTGAAACGGCAACTGGTGACGGTGAGGAAATCGCTCGCCTGTCCAACGCCTTGCAGTATGAGGGAAAGGATGCGCTTGATCGGCGGCTCTGGCAGTGGATGTTGGAGTGCGGGCAGGGATACCGCATCGTTCTTCCTGACAAGGGGTATGGTGGCAACTACCCGGACGAAACGCCCCTGCTGGTGGACGTTCCAGACCCGGACATGGCGTATGTGATTTACAACTCCGGCATCGGTCACAAGCCGATTGCCAACGTGCTGCACATTCCACGCAATTATCAGAACGACTTGAACGACCTGATTTGCGTGTACACGCCAAACCAGTACTTTGAAATCGACAACGGCAAGGTCACAAAGTCTGAGAATCACTCTCTGGGAATGTTGCCTATGGTCGAATATAAGCTCAACCCGGAGCGTATGGGTCTGTTTGAACCCGCTATCCCTGTGTTGGATGCCATCAACGACCTTGAAAGCAACCGGCTGGACGGTGTGGCGCAGTTCATCCAGTCCATCATGGTGTTTACCAATTGCCTTGTGGACAAGGGTGCTCTTGACAAAGTAAAAGAGCTTGGCGCAATGTGCCTGAAATCCACTTCTGGTCTGCCTGCTTCCGTTTCGCAGATTGCGAATGAGCTTGACCAGCAGCAGAGTCAAACCCTGCTTGACTCCATGTTGAACGTGTACCGCAGTCTGACTGCCATGCCAAGTGCCACTGGCAGCGAGAATGCAACGTCCGACAACGTGGGTGCAGTTATCGTCCGCAACGGCTGGAATCACACAGAAGCAAGGGCACAGCAGTACGAGAATATGTTCAAGTACGCTGAACGCCAAAGCCTGTCTGTGATGCTGAAAATCCTGCGTGATACGGCTGGTTCTAAGTTGATGGCAAGTGACATCAACATCAAACTGCCGCGCCGTCAGTACGATAACCAGCAGAGCAAGGTTCAGATTTTTGCACAGATGCTCAGCCAAAGCATTGACCCGCAGTTGGCGTTCACAACGCCTGGTCTGTTCCCCGACCCGCAGGCTGCTTACGAAATGAGTAAGCCCTTCCTGATTGCCGCTGGCAAGCTGGGCGAGGATGGAAAAGCGCCGAAGCCGCAGGAACAGCCTGTAGACCATATTGTTGACGCTAACAAAATGATGAACGAACAGGCCGACGAAAAGAACGGAGGGGAAAAATGAATTTTGCAAGTGCTTTGTTTTCTCTTAAACGAGGTCGTAAAATCAAGCGTCATCATTGGACTGGTTATTGGTGCTTGGGGACTAAAGACTCTAAAAAGCCTTATGTCGAAATGCACTGTTACGATGGCAAGATTGTAAATCTTGTTGATTCAGAAGATATTTTGTACACCATGGAAAATATGGCATGTGACGATTGGGAAATCGTTGATGAATGGAAGTAAAGGTTTTCGCCTTTGCATATTCCGGCAGGGAAGCCGGGATACAAATTTCGCAGCGTTGCAGGGAAGCAACGGTAAAAAAACGCAGGAGGAAATTAACGATATGAAACTCAATGTGTTGCTTGGTGATGCCTACAAAGAGGGCATGACCGCCGATGAAATCATTTCTGCGCTGGAAAAGGTTGCAGACCCTAACGCAGAGGTCGAGAGGCTGCGCAACGCCGTGACGAAAGCCAACGGCGAAGCAGCCGAGTACAAGAAGCAGCTCAAAGCAAAGCGTACCGATGACGAGAATGCCGCACAGGAACAGGCTGACATGCTTGCAGAGATGCAGAAGCAGATTGAAGCCCTGACTGCCGACAAGGAGAACCTCGTCAAGGAAAAGACCCTTGCATCCTACCGTGAGAAGTTCGTTGCGCAGGGTTATGACGCTGAACTGGCTGGCAAGGCTGCATCTGCACTGGCTGACGGCGACATGGACAAGGTGTTTAAGTTCCAGTCGGAGTTTATGACCGCCCATGACACCGCATACAAGGCTTCCCTGCTGAAGGATATGCCCACGCCTCCGGGTGCGGATGGCAAGGGTAGCTCTGACAGCGAAGGTGTGGCGTTTGCCAAGAGCCTTGCAGAAAGAAAGAATGCCGAAAATAAGGCATCGAGTGACGCAATGAACGCTTTCCATTAAGGAGGAAAACATGAAGTATACCACTACTCCGGTATCGGCTCCTGAAAGCACTATTCTGGCTGCTGATACCTACGTTGCCATTCCCTTTACTGTGACCGAAACCGATGTTGTAAAGGCTGGCTATCCCATGGCAAAGACTGGCAAGAAGGCTTCTGCCACTACCGGGGTTTCCGATGCAGCAGTCACCGATGCCATTGGCATTCTGCTGCACACTGTTGACCCTTCCGTCAACCCAAATGGCGCACTGCTGATTCAGGGCGTTGTTGACCAGAAAAAGGCAAAGGCGAGTTCTGGCTTTTCCTTTACTGCTGATGACGTTGCCGCTCTGCATAAGGCTGTTCCCGCAGTCTTTTTCCGTGACAACATCGGCACTAATGCTTAACGGAGGTAAAAAACATGGATTTTCAGAAATATTTCACTTCCGATGCACTTGCTGAGTATTGGACGAACGATATTACCAACGCGCAAGCATTCGGCTCTGATGCCCTGTTTCCTCCGCGCAAGAAAGCTGGTCTGGAGCTGAAGTGGATTCGCGGTCATAAGGGCGTTGGCATCTCCCTGATGCCGAGTGCATTTGACACGAAGGCGACCTTCCGCGAGCGCAAGGGCTTTAAGGTGTCTGAAACCGAGATGCCGTTCTTCCGTGAGGGTTTCCACATTGACGAGAAAGACCGCCAGATGCTGATGGAGATTCAGAACAGCAAGAGCACTTTTGCGGAGGAAATCATCAGCCGAATTTTCGATGATGCCGCAGAGCTGATTACTGGTGCTCGAATTGTTCCTGAACGTATGGCATGGCAACTGCTTTGCCCGGAGAACGGCAAGCCCGGCATTACCATCAAAGCGAACGGCGTGAACTACATCTACGATTACGACCCGGATGGTACTTGGCAGGCAAAGAATTACAAGGCTCTTACCGGCAAGGCGAAGTGGGACGTTACCACTTCGACTCCCCTTACCGATTTCGCCACTGCGAAGGATGCGATTGCTGCAAATGTTGGCGAAACCATCACTCGCGCCTACATGAACACCAACACTCTGAATAAGATGATTGCTTCTGACGAGGTGAAAAACCGTTTCATGACGGTTACGGCAAAGTCTATTGCTGTTCTTACCCAGAGCGAAGCGCGTGCTCTGATTGAGCAGACTACCGACATCAAGATTCATTTGTTCGACAAAATGTATCAGCCTGAAGGCGGTGGCGATTCCGTTAAATATATCCCGGATGGCTATGTTGTTCTGGTTCCTGATGGTAAGGTCGGCGAGATGTGGTATGGCACTACTCCCGAAGAGGCAGACCTCCGTGCGGGCATGACGAACGCTTCTGTTTCTATCGTAAACAACGGCGTTGCAGTCACCACTATCAAGGAACCTCACCCCGTCAACACAAACATCATTGCATCCGAAATTGTCCTGCCGTCCTTCCAGAAGATGGACGCTGTGTACTGCATCAAGGCTTACTAAGGCGAAAGGAGGAAAGCGGCATGGGAGACCAGTATTCTGAAGTGGCAGTCAAGCTGGGGCAGTACATTGCTCCTGCACTTGATCGTGAAATCACGGACGAGGACTACCCACTCTTCGACCTGCTGCTTGATTTTGCCAAAGACAAGATATTTGCACAGGGCTACCCCTTCGGCAACAGACCGGACGAGTTGCCCTTGCAGTATCAGTCGTTGCAAATACGCATTGCAGCGGAACTGTACAACCACATCGGCGCAAACGGACAGACGAGCTACACCAACAATGGCATTACTCGTGTGTGGGAAAGCTCTGATGTGGCACAGTCCCTGCTGAACGAAGTGGTTCCGAGAGTAGGTGTTATCGGCTGATGTTCAATGGAAGCCCGCTGGACAAGCGCCCGCTGTGGTATTCAAACCCTGTTGGCGAGAAAACGCCTGTTGTGGACGAGTGGGGAAACGAGACTGGCGAATCTGCATACAAATCGTGGAGTGAACCTGCAAAGCTGATGCTGAACGTCAGCCCGCCTACTGGTTCTGCGGAAGCAAGCCCTTTTGGAGCATTCACGGATTACAGCTATGTTGTCAGCTCATCCAGCAAAAAGCGCAACACACCGCTTTATGAAGGTACGCACGTCTGGTTTCAGACGGACGTTTCAAAGCCCTTCAATTACATTGTGGTCAAGGTCGCAGAACATATTACAGACACGTTGTATGCGCTGAAGGAGGTGGCCGCAAGTGAAAATTAAAGTGAGATTGAGCGATGCCGGACTTCGTGATGCGGAACGTCAGATACAGGAGTACAAGACCACCCTGAACAAAAAGGCTAAAGCACTTGCCTTTCGTCTTTCGTGGTTAGGTCTTGAAGTCGCAAAGGTTCGTTTCGCTAATGCGGAATACGCTGGCTCCAATGACGTGAAATGCCATATCAACCAAAAAGACAAGACTTGTACCATTGTTGCAGCGGGCAAGGCTGTTGCCTTTATCGAGTTTGGCACTGGCGCACATCATAACGGATATGGCGGACAACTTCCGCCCGGTGTCGGTGCGCATGGCTCTTACGGTAAAGGACATGGCGCACAACGCCGCTGGTACTACTACGGCGAATCCGGCAATGCTGGAACGCCTGTCAAACAGGTGGATGGTAAAGGCCAGTTGAATTACACCGATGGCAATGAGCCAGCTATGGCTATGTGGGGGGCTGTTGAGGAAATGGCTTCTCAGGTCGAAGCAACGTGGAGGGAGGTCTGGAATAGTTGATTGATTATTTCAATTCCATCTTCACGGCTGTTGCCACGGAACTGCGAAAGCAAGTCCCCGGCATCTTTGTCACTGGTGAAATCAACGACAGCAACGTCAAAAAGTTCCCGTGTGTACAGATAGAGGAAAACAGCAACCTCCCGGTTCATCGGGATTCTGCCAGCCGAAGCAAGTATGCCGCCGTTTCCCTGCGCGTGCGTGTCTATTCCAACAAAACCAGAGGACGCATTGCAGAAGCCCGCTCCATTGTGGACATCGTGGATTCTGTATTGGAACCGCTCAATTTTTATCGAAAATCGTTTGCCCCGTTGAATGGGCTGTACAACAATTCCGTCTATCGGATTGATTGCAGCTATGGGGCAACAATCGGAGAGGACGGAATGATTTACCGAAACTAAGGAGGTAAACATTCTATGGCAACTGGAATTTCCAGCTACGGAATTACTCTTTATGAAGGAACTTCCGGCACTATGACCAAACTGTGCGACATCAAGGATTTCCCTGACTTGGTTTCTGACCCGAACCTTTTGGATGTCACTACTCTTTCTGACCCCATGCAGAAGCAGATTTTTGGCATCAACCAGTCTGATCTTAAACCCTTTAACGCATTCTACAACAAGACGGATTACGCCGCCGTTACCGAGCGTGGCTACAAGGATTCGGACGGTGAACTCAATGCAACGCATCATTATGCTCTGAAGTTCTCTGATGGTTCTGGGTTTACTTGGGATGGTATGCACCAGTGCGGTATGTCCGGCGCAGGCGTTGATGAACCGTTGGAGTTCCCCATCAACATTATTTTCCTGAGCAAACCCAAATGGGCTGAAACGGTTTCCCTTGACGTTAGCTAATACATCTTAATCAAATCAATCAAACCGAGCAGAACTGAACAACGGATTTGGTTCTGCTCCTATTTATAAAGGAGAGCATTTATTATGGCTGCAAAGGTTATCAACTTTCATTCCCCCGATTGTAAGAACACTTACGAGCTGACTTTCACCCGTGACAGCGTGGAAGCCACCGAACGTGCAGGCTTTCAGATTGGCCAGTACACCCAGATGACCAATCTGCTGTCCAACTCTCGTGCCCTGTTCTATGGTGCTTTCATCGCACGAAACAAGGGCATCAAGCGTAAAGTCGTGGACGAAATGTTTGCCCACATCGACGAGAAGGAAGAGCTGATGGCTGCGCTGCTTGAGATGTTCATGGACGCTTCTAAGTCTCTGCTGGCAACTGATACTGAGGACAAGACCGCAAAAAACGCAACGTGGGAGATTGTGTAACCGCACAATCTCAAGAATCAGACGGAGAGGGAGAACCGTTTTCCTTCTCCAAGCTGTTCCACGATGTAGAAGCCTATTACATCTCCATCGGCATGACCTACGAGCAGTTCTGGCACGGTGATGTCTGGCTGGCTAAGGTATACCGTGACGCAGAGGAGCTGCGAGAACGCAGAGCCAATGCAGAAGCGTGGAGAAACGGCTTTTACATGGCATCTGCGCTTTCCTCTACGGTTGGCAATATGTTCCGAAAGAAAGGGTCTAGCCCCATCAAGTACATGGATAGACCGATTCCCCTTACCAAAAAGGAGAAAGACGAGTATGAATACCAACGCGCAGTTGAGGCGCAGGAGCGAATCAAGAGAATGATGTTCTCTATGATGGAAAGTGATGGTGGTAGTGATGGCTGATGTTGATATTACAAGCTTATCCGTAGAAATCTCTGCGGAATCGCAGGGCGCAGAGCTTAATATCGACAAGCTCGCTACTGCCATTTCTAATTTGCGGACAAAGGGCAACGTGACAAAGGTTGTGAACAGCCTTGATAAGCTGTCCGCTTCCATTTCTGCGCTGAAACAGGCGTCTGCTGGAATGTCCGGGCTGGATAAAATCAATAACTTCTTGAACGGGCTTTCCAATGTCAACACGACCGCAAGCGCAAAGAGCATTAACACGGTTGTGAATGCAATCAAGAAGATTCCTGCGGCAGTCTCCAGCTTGAACGGTGTGGACTTCTACTCCATGTCTGGAAGCATTACTCAGCTTACTAACGCTTTGGCTCCGCTGTCCATTCTGGACGCATCGAACCTTAAAGCTCTTGGCAGTGCTTTCAACGCGATCGGAAAGGTTCCTGACCTAACCGACAAGCTGAAAGCGACAGACCTTGATTCTTTTGCAAGCTCCTGCCAGAAGATTTCTACTGCCCTTACTCCACTTGCATCTCAGCTTGACAAGGTGGGCAACGCTTTTGCAAAGCTCCCCCCGCAGTTGAGCAAGGTGGTTACACAAGCTAACCGCGTGACCGCTGCCAACGAAAAGCAGCGCAAGAGCTATCTCAGCCTGTCCAATCAGATGAACGGCTTTATGCGGAACATGGCAAAGCTGGTTTCGCTGAAAGCTATTGCTGAGTATCTCGGCAACGCTGTTGCAAAGTTCAACGACTTCTATGAAGCAACAGACCTGTTTCATAATGCTATGGGCAATTTGAGCGGTGAAGCTGATACGCTCATTAGCAAGATGCAGGGCTTGCTTGGCGTTGACCCAACCAAAGCGATGACCTACATGGCTACCATTCAGAGCTTAGGCACTTCGTTTGGTTTGGCTAGCGACAAGGCTTACGTTCTTTCCAAGAATTTAACCCAGCTTGCCTATGATGAGGGTTCTTATTGGAACAAGGATGTTGCTGTAACCTTTACCGCAATGTCCTCTGCTATCTCTGGCGAGATTGAACCTATTCGCCGTCTTGGTGTTGACTTGTCTCAGGCGCGGTTACAGCAGGAACTTCTTGCCCTAGGCTTTAACAAGCAGGTTTCTAGCCTGTCTCAGGCAGATAAGGCGGTTCTTCGTTATATCGCCATTATGAAGCAAACTGCCAATGTGCAGGGCAACCTTGCACAGACCATCCAGAGCCCTGCGAATCAGATTAAGATTCTGAAAGCCCAGCTGGATATGCTGGCAAAGTCCGTTGGTTCTCTGCTCTACCCTGCCCTGAAATCCATTCTCCCCCCACTGATTGCCGCCGTGCAGCTTATCCGAGAGTTCGTTGAGTGGGTTGCAAAGCTGATGGGTGTAAAGGTTGTGTTCACCGATTTTACCAAGAGCGCTGACAGCGTTGGCGGCGTTGGCGATGCAATGGATGACACTGCCGATTCCACAAACAAAGCTGCCAAGGCCTTCAAAAACTACACGATGGGCTTTGATGAGCTCAACATCATCGACCCAACGCAGGGAAGCTCTGGCTCTGGCAGCGGTGCATCTGCTGGCAATATCTTGGGCGACGTAGACCTGTCCGGTTACGATATGTTCAAGAATTATGTTGGCACGTCTGTGGACGAAATTAAAGAGAAAATCAGGGGCCTTCTTCCTTTGATTGAATCTATTGCGGCGGCATTTGCTCTTTGGGAACTTGGAAAGTTCATCAAACAAATCGGAGAAGTCATTACAGGCATGAACGGCATTCAAAAAGCCGCTGCCATGATTGCTATCCTTGTTGTAGAGTGGTCGCTTGTTCAGAAGTTTTCGGACGATTTCTTGAAAACAGGAGATACGACAAAACTGTTTTTTGAATGGCTCGCTACGGTTGCCGCTGCCATTGGTGGTTATGCTTTTTTTGGCGCAGAAGGCGCTTCTATTGCATTCGTCGTCAGCTCCGTTGTCCAACTGGAATCTATTAAAACCACTCTTGCGGAAGGAAAAGTGAAAGCAACGGATGCTTCCGTTTGGATGCAAGGCATTAGCGCTGCTGTAACAACTGGAATTGCTGGCGCAGTGTTTGCTAAAACTGTTACAGGATTTTCACTTGGCCTTTCTGTTGGCGCTGTTCTCGCTTTGTCTGCCATTACTTATGGCGGCACAAAAGGCGGCTCTATTAAGCCCGGTGATTCTATTGATGCGCTTTTGACTGCATTGACGGCGGCTGCTGGCGGTCTTGCTGGTGTCACACTTGCTTTGGCTGCTGGTGCATCCGCACCGATTGCCGGTGCGGCACTTATTCTCGGTGTTGGCGTTGGCATTGTTCTGGAACAGCTTGGTATTACCTTTGGCGAAAAAGACCGAATCAAAGATGTTGAAGATTATATCAAGCGCTACGAGGATGCGGGCTATACAACCCTTGCGATTCACTATCGCTTGAAAAATCTTGGCTTCTCTGATAACGAAATCAGTATGGCCGAACAAGGCATTGATTCTACTTTTGAGATTTTCCGATATACGTTTAACGAAAAACTAGAAGCTCTCAATGAGTGGTGGAACCAAAAATGGGAAGGTTTCAAGGAGAACATTAGCAAATCTTGGGACAATCTCAAGGATTTTGCATCTGACTATTGGGAAAACAGTTCTCTGATTCATGGTCTTATTGAACAGACCAAGCAAAATATCGCCGACTTGAAAGAAACGCTCGGCACTATTCGAGAAGCGTTTGACCAGAAAGTTAAAGACATTGAAGAAAGCGCCGCAAATGCTGGAAGAGCTGCTGCGGAATGGGTAAATGGTGTTCTGAGTAAGTTTAGAGAAAAACGTGACGAGTTCTTCAATGCTGGCAAAAACCTGATTCAAGGTTTTATCGACGGCATCAAAAATTTGAAAGAACAAGCCATTAGTAGCGTTACCGGTATTGCCACTTCTGCTGTTGATAAGTTCAAATCTCTTCTCGGCATCCACTCCCCTTCTACTGTGTTTGCGGAGATTGGCGATTTCTTGATGCAGGGCCTAGTACAAGGCGTTGAGAACGCGAAAGATTATGTAAATACCGCGTTCAATGTGATGGGCGCACAGGCCGTCAATGCTGCTACAACTGGATTGGGTCTCAACACTGGCGCATTCAATGCGATGGGGCAGGCTGCCGCCGCACAAACTGCGGAAGGTATGAACACGCAAGTTCCATCTACAGCTTCTCTATTTGGCTCTGCTGCTACCTACTTTGGGACAACCTTTTGGGCAAACCTTGATTCCGAGTGGAACAACGTAAACAAAGCGATTCAAACGGATACGATTGGCAGTATCCAAACGTTATTCACCGCAATTAAAGACGGCAATCTTGAGAAAATTGCAACATGGTCTGCTGCATATTTCTATCACAATCTGAACGATGAGCAAAAAAAACAGATTCAAACATTTGCTCTGACTGCGCTTTCGAATCTGTCCACGTCCTTGAGCGGAGTTTTTACCAACCTGTCTCAGCTTGCTTCTGGGTTCATTGGAATGTTTGTCCCTTCTCTTGCAACTGCAACGACTGCACAAACCGGGCTGAACGTCGCAATGGACGCAAACCCGATTATGCTTGTCATTTCTCTTATCGGAATGTTTGTGGGTGCATTGGTGAACATGGTTAATAAAAACGGCGATGCCGCGAACTCCATGAAGAAAGCATGGAACGGATTTGGAGACTTCGTGTCGCTTGTCTTTGAAGGCGTTCTTCGAGTGCTTGGGTCTACCATTCAAGGCTTTATCAGCGCTATCAATGTTGTTATCGATGCTTATAATAAGCTCGCTAACAGCAAAATCGGAAGAGGTCTTGGAATGGGCTCGATGAGCAGGCTCTCCAATCCGCTGTATGACTTTGCTGACAAGATTGCTCAGAAGCGCAGAGATAACCAGGCGGCCAGAAAGCTGGCAGAGGAACAAGAAAAGCTTAAGAACGACGGCAACAGGGATTACAACTCCGAATACGAAGAGTTGATGCGCCAGCAACAAGAAACGCTAAATAGCCTAAAGGAAAAGTATAATTTTACGACGCCTAGCTATACACCTTCGAGTTCTAACTATCCTAGTTACAATCCTAGCTATCCTAGCTATACGCCTTCGAACTCTAACTATCCTAGTTATAATCCTAGCTATACGCCCAATTACCCAAACTACAATCCATCTGATTATCCAGGTACGAAAGAGTGGGATAAAAACAACGGCACGTCCTCCGGCTCTTACGGTGGGAGCGCGACCGTAACGGTCGATTTCAACGAAGAGGAAATGCGTGAATCTGTCTACAATGGCACTTATAACGCGTTCCTTGACATCTTCCAGCGGTACGGCGACGAACTGACCGGAGGAAAAGAACTCAAAATTTATCTAGACGGCAGACAGCTTACGGCTTCTGTCGAAAAAAATCAGAACGCTCGTGGAATGTCGCTGATGGGCAACGAAGTCTATAGTTATTAACGGAGGTGACGGCTTATGGCAAGCATTCCTGCTTTGGTTACGGTGAACGGAGCAGAACTTCCGGAGCCGTCCTCTTATAGCGGGACGACAAGCACCATTGTGGATTCCGGACGAAACGTAAAAGGTAAAGTGGTTGGCGCTGTTGTGCGGCATGATGTTGCAAAGGTTGCTCTGAAATGGAACTATTTAACCGCACAGCAGTGGGCAACTATCCTGAGTTTGTTTACTACAAACTTTTACTGCACTGTACGTTTTTATAACCAGACAAAGGCAGGATATGACACCCGACAAATGTACGTTTCCGACCGAACAGCTGGTATGTGGCGCAGGAGCCCGAAGAACGGAAATGTAATGGGTTGGACGGATTGTTCTCTTTCTCTGGTGGAGGTGTAACGCATGGTACAACCTTCTCAGAGATGGCTGGACAAATTCAACGAAACACTGGTTCCGGAGACATTCGTAAAAATCACCTACGCAATTACGGAACCGGGCTTACAGGAAGATGCAATTCCAAGCACGAACGGAGAGGTCTCGTTCAGTGATGTTTCGTCCGTTGTAAAGAACGAAAGCCTTGGTTATACAAAGTACGCTACTGGTGAGCTGAATTTTGTTCCGCTTGACGGAACGTTTCAAATCCCGTTTGCGAATGTTCCGGAAAGTACACTTTACACGCTGACAACGCCTGAATATGATGCTTTGACGACATCCGATAACGATGTTCTTCTCTGCAATTTGTTCATTTATCCGGAAGAAGCCGGTTATGTCAGTGAGTTTTGTGTTTCGGACAGCTATCACCCCAAAATCACGCTTTCGTTCAGTAAACTTCACACAGCCAAGATACCGGGCGTGACGATCACATGGTCGCAGACGTGTAATGAGTGGGCAACCAGCTTCAAACTGACAGCCTATTCCGGGAAAGCGGTCGTTTCAACAAAAACGGTTCAGAACAACGATTCCGTTCTGTCTGAAGTAGAGTGGGAAATTTCCGGATACGATTCAGTATCTCTTGAAATCATCTCGTGGTGTATTTCAAACCGGCGCGCTCGTTTGGAAAAAATCCAACTCGGCCAGTTCATTGTGTTCGAGAAGAACGACATTTTCTCGTACACGCATGAGTCTTCCCGCGACCCGATCAGTGGACAGTTACCAAACGACAGCATTACGTTTACAGTCGATAACAGCCAGCAGAAGTGGAACCCCATCAACCCAGAAGGGCTTTACCGGTATCTGTATGAACGCCAGCAGATTTCTGTTCAGTACGGAATGGATGTTGACGGCACAACCGAATGGATTGACGGTGGAAAGTTTTTCTTGTCGGAATGGAGCGTTCCTGCAAACAGCATCGAAGCAAGCTTTACAGCGCGTGACGCGTTTGCATATCTCATGGTTTCCAACTACACAGGTCGTATGTATGGGACGCTGTATGAGATGGCATACGATGCGCTGGAACTTCTCAGCGACAGCATTGCAACATTCCGGATTTCGGAAGAACTGAAAAATTACAGTACGGATATCACAAGCCAGAGCAAGGGCGATTACAAGGATTCGGATATTCTTCAAATGGTTGCAAATGCTGCTGGCATGGCAATGTATCAGACACGCGAAGGCGTCATCGTGCTTGACCGCATTCCGGATATTTCCACCGCATCTGCAAACCTTGCTGGTGAAATCGGAATCATCAACAATTTCAGCTGGCCTGAGATTACCTTCTCTTCTCCGCTCAAAAATGTTTCTTGTACGGTAAACGTGAAGTCTGGAAGCAGCTCTGAGAGCAAAGAGCATTCTTATCCAAGCAATCCTTCTGGTGAAGGTGCAACGCAAACGATCAGCAATGAGATGTTATCTGAAAGCATTCTCGCTCAGCCGAAGAATGCGTTGACTGAATCCTATAAGGTCTTGTCGAACCGCAAGAAAGTTTCTTTGAGCTACCGTGCAAGCCCGCACTTTGATGCCTTGGACTATGTTCTGATTCATCACCAGTTTGGATATTCTTCTGTTCTTCTGACTACTCGGTTCAGCTATGAATACTCTGGCTGTTTCCACGGAACGGTGGAAGGATACCTTTTGGAAGGAGCTGATGTGCGTTGAGTAACTGGATAACCGACCGGACACAATCAGATGTTGACCGTGTGAAGGCTCTTGCTGAAAAAGCAAAAGCCGGAACATGGACGGAAGGGGAACAGCTTGAATGGGCCGCTGGCATGAAAGGCGCACTGAGCTATCTCGACTACAACCGCATCGAAAGCGGCGTTCAGGAAATCGCGGATGTTCTTCACGCAACGATATCCGTAAAAACCGACTGGGGTACAAATGGCTATCTGACAACTGCGGATGCCGCACGTTGGATTGATAACATCCAAATCCTTCGTGCAAGATGTAACGGTGTTGATTCTAGCCCAAACACGCCCGAAAAGCTGGACTATTTGCATTTTACGGTGATAAATCAGGTGGAACAAATTTTGCTCGATGTCGAAACGTTGGCAAAAGACCGATTGCTTTATTGCTCAGAGCCGATATGTGGAGGTGAACCCTATTATGCACTTTGTTGACAGGCAAGCAAAGTATCCGAATCGGTGGACAATTATTCATGCAGATAATACGGCTGAAGTCGTGAAGCTCATCCGCAACGATGAGCCAGTCGTTGAAGGGACTCCGATGAACGCCGCCACGCTTAACACTCTGAGCGATGTTGCTGGTGCGGACATTGCAAAAGAAGCCGCAGAGAAAGCCGCAGAGAACGCGAAAGCTTCTCAAGACGCATCAGCTCGTTCTGAGTCCGCCGCTGCTACAAGCGCTCAAAACTCCGAAAACTCCGCGAAACGAGCGGATACGAAAGCTGCATCTGCCGCAATAAGTGAAAAAAACGCAGCATCCAGCGCAAGCGCAGCGTCCGGGTCTGCGGCGGAAGCAAAGTCTAGCCAGACCGCAGCCGCAAGCAGTGCTACAGCCGCCGCCAAAAGCGCATCTGCGGCATCCGAAAGCCAAAGTGCCGCAGCATCCAGCGCGTCAGCGGCCAAAGCATCCCAGACCGCCGCCAAAACCAGCGAGACCAACGCCGCCGCCAGCCAGAAAGCGGCCGCTTCTTCTGCATCCTCTGCCTCTTCTTCTGCAAGCGCGGCGAAAACCAGCGAAACCAACGCTGCAATCTCGGAGGCCAACGCCCTGCGCTATTCTCAAGAAGCCGGAGCTAAAGCCAATACGGACAAGACTCTGAGCATCGCCGACGCCCCAGCAGACGCAAAGGCCACCGGTGACGCGCTTGACAGCATTATGCTGATGCTCGTGACCGGCAACCTGACCTTTGGGCTGTACACCAATACCGGCGGCGTCCTGTGCGCGTCGGACGGAAGCGCGCTGACTGCGAATAAACGTATTTAAGGAGGACAAATTATGGCAAATGTACCTATTACAAGCCTTCCGCAGGCAAGCACGGTAGCAAAAACCGACCAGCTTATCTTGCAGGGCAACAGCACCCAGAGGGCGACGCTGGCAAAGATTCTGGCAGATTTGGGAGTCGTTAATCCTGATACTGCACAGGATGATATGTTGCGATTGACTACACCAGATGGCGCAGCTGCACACAACACGGTCTACCGTGGCAAAGCACTGGGCGGCAGCGTCACGAGCGAGCAGTGGGCAGCCATCAAAGAAGGAACATTCAAAGACCTGTACCTTGGTGACTACTGGTCCATTGGCGGCATGGACTACATCATCGCCGCGTTTGATTACTGGTATAAGTGTGGCGATACGGCCTGCAATACCCATCACGCCGTAGTCATTCCCAGCAGCCAGCTGTACGTCTACAAGTTCAACTCCACCAACACGACCGAGGGCGGCTATGTTGGCTCTGGCCTGTACAAGAACGGCTTGACGCAGGCAAAGACCACGTTCAACACTGCTTTTGGCTCTGCTCACATCCTGAACCACCGCGAATATCTGGTCAACGCCGTTACCAACGGCAAGCCTACCGGCTCCGACTGGTACGACAGTACCGTTGACCTGATGAACGAGAACATGGTTTATGGTGGGCGGCAATTCTCGCCCATGCCGGACGGTTCTGACCCGTGGAACACCTGCCGTAACTATACCGTTGACAAGAGCCAGTTGCCCCTTTTCCGGCTGGCTCCGTGGATGAGCTTCGTTCGTAACCAGCAAAACTGGCTGCGAGACGTCGTCTCGGCAGCCAGTTTTGCGCTTTGCAACGGCTACGGCCGTACGGACTGCCCCGCTGCCAGCGACGCCCGTGGCGTCTGGCCTGCTGTCGGGCTGATCGGCTGATCGAACATCCTGCGGGCCTGTACCGCAGGATTGATAGAAAGGAGCCTTATAGCCATGAAAACTTATACAGTCAACCTTGCAAATGGGAAATTGATTGAGGGCTTGACCCTGAACCCCGGCGCCAACACATTCCACAGTGCAACCGAGATTACCGCAGAAATGTTCAATGGCAAGCTGTCGGAAGTCCATATCACCGCCAGCGACGGTGATATGACCGGGTGCGCCTACCCGGACACCTTGCACAATGCAGAGCTGGTGCAAATTATGCAGCCCGCTGACACCCCGGATGGGACGTGGCAATTTATCTTGAGGGAAATCCCAGAGGACGAAGCCGCTAAAGCCAAGTCTGAAAAACGGCTCACCTCTCTTGAAGCTGCAAACGATGACCTCGTACTCATGATGGCCGATTTGATTGGAGGCTAAAATTATGAAGACGCTAAACAACCTGAAGCTCCGCATCATGGTGCGGGCATTCCGCATCCGGCTGAACAACGGCGAAACCTTTGAGGACATCGCGGCAGATTACCCCGCCTTGACCGCTGACGACCTGAAAGCAATCGAAGAAGCCCTTGGGCAGTAAGGATGCGTGGAATGAAAACACTTTTTGATTTTATCTCCAAGCTTCTGGCAGCCCTCTCTCACGCTGCCGGAGACAAGGCAGAGGAGCCGGACGCCTCCGCTCTTGAAAAAGTGTCCACAGTGGACACTGTGGCCGGCTGGGAGGGCGCACCACCCTACCGCTACATCGACGTGAGCCGGTATCAGGGCAAAATCACCCTCGACGGCTGGCGCAAGGTCAAAGCGGCTGGCTACAAGGGGGCAATGCTCAAGACCGTGAGCACCAACCGCAAACTCTCCAAGCGGGAAGACGGGCTGTACATCGACCCCACCTTTGAGGCCAACTACAAAAACGCCAAAGCGGCTGGGCTGGACGTGGGTGTCTACTACTACACCTACGCCACCAGTGAGGCAATGGCCGATGCAGAGCTTTCCCTTGTGCGGCAGGCGGTGTACGGCAAGGAGTTTTCTCTCCCCGTTTGCGTAGACGTGGAGGAGAACAAGCTCAAGCAGCTGTCCACGCTTGACCTGTCCAACCTTGCCGCCTACGCGCTGGAACAGGTGGAGCGGATGGGTTTTTACGCCCAACTGTACACCTACACCGGTTACAAGTACGAGCTGGACATGGCTCGGCTGTCCTCTCGGTGGGACGTCTGGCTGGCCGACTATACGGGCAAGCCACCTGCTGTTACCTTTAAGTACAACTCCCACCAGCACACCAGTAAAGGCGCTGTGCCGGGCATCTTCGGCGACGTAGACCTCAACGTCACTACCCTCAACTACCCCCGCATCATCGAAAAGAAGGGCCTGACCCGTCTCCGGGAGGGCGCATGAGCGAAGCAATCATCGTAGCCATTATTACCGGCGGTCTGAGCCTGATCGGCGTGATCGTCTCCAACAACCGCACCGCCCAGAGCATGGACGCCAAGCTGGACAAGCAGCAGGCTGTGACCGAAACCAAGCTGGAAGAGCTGACCCGGGAAGTCCGGACACACAACAATTTTGCCCAGCGCATCCCGGTGCTTGAAGAACAGATGAAGGTGGCAAACCACCGCATTGCAGACCTCGAAAAAGAGAAAGGAGAGTAATACATGGCAACAATCAATAACATTTTGGGCGTCATTCCCGTACCGGTGGCCCTCGTGCTCATGCTGGGCGGCTTTATCTTTTACGCCCTGGGCTGCATTCGGCTGGGCTACGGCGCAGCCGTGAAGCCTCTGGTGCTTGACCTCATCGAGCGGGCCGAGCATGAAATTCAGGGGACAAAGCGCGGCGCAGAGCGCAAGGCGTGGGTCGTCAAGATGCTCCGTGCCGCCCTGAGCACCAGCAAATACGGCAGGCTCATCAGCTGGGCCATCACCGATGAAACCATCGGAATCGTGATTCAATTTTTCTTCGACCGCGCCCGGGCGGCGCTGGAAAAGCAGTAAGGAGGTTATCATGGCAAGCACTACATACGAACCGATTAACCCGTGGAGATGCTCAAAACGTATTATCCAGACAAATTCTGACCGCGCTGGAACAGACGTTTGTACAGGTCACCATATCGACAATATCAACAAACTGGTGACAAAACGTCACCAGTTTACCAGCATTGGCAGTATGGTGCACAACGCCGGACAACTGCCGCAACCCTTCTGGCTCGGTGCTGCCCATGGCGGCGGCTCGTGTAGTGCTGCCCACTGCGCTACAAGGCCTTGACCGACAGCAGATGACCGCCGCCATCAAAAGCGCACCGCTTGGGAGGGTAGACCGTAAGATAGCCTTACTGCGGTACGTTGAGCGGCTTCCGCTGCCGGACATTGCAGCACAGACCCATTACAGCCGGACGGCGATAGGCTACCGGCTGAAAGGCATTGACAAAATGCTGGATGTGTGATATAATATTTTTACGACCTGAGTGTATGTAGGACGCATGTTTAAGGCTGATTCTACAAACGCAACAAAGCGGCAGGCTATTCCAGAGCTTGCCGCTTTTCTTTTTGCACGAATTGTGGTATAATTATATCAACAAATCCTCCCGGCCTCTCGAAGAAGCGCATTAGGGTGGATATTTGCCAGCTAGCCCAGTGCTTTATCTGAGAATGAAAAAAGCGGTTGCCAGATAGGCGCCGACCAGTCTCCCGCCCGCCTACTTATAGTGCGTACCATGCGGGAGACGGTTTTATAAGGTAACCATTTATGCCATATATTATAGATTTGAACAAATTAGAAAAGGAAGAGAAAGAACGCATTAAGGGCGACCCGTACTTAGAGGCGGGCTATATTCCGCTTTGCGCTTTTTCTGGAAATTGGAAACCATCCCGACCTCCTGTTAATTTTGACAGAGTAAGGATGGAGCTTTTACAATTAAGCGAAAATTCAAATTTTGTAAAATATGATAGGGAAAAGGATGTTTTTGTGGTTAATGATGATTTTATGAAAAGCTGTTTCAAAAATCATTTAACTTGAAAGGCTGCGGCCTTGTAGAGAGCGGTATTGCCTGTGGGCGGTTTCTCTCTTGATTTTAGACTTTGCCGTTTCGGCGGCATAAAAAATCCCCTGCTTTGCCGAAGCCCTGCGTGCCACGCGGGTACTTTGTAGGCAAAGTGGGGGATTTTTGCTTTATACACACTAGTTTTGTCGAAGGCATTGCCATATATTGGATATTGTGATATTTTAGTATCGCACTCCAATGTGTGCCTCTTTACAGTTAAGCGCTTATGCGGATTTTTCCGTGTGGGCGCTTTTCTTTTACCCTTGCAAATCAGCAACCGTCACGTCACAGCCGCTTGCGATTTTCTCAAGAGTTTTCGCCCGAATGGGCTTTCCGGCTTCTGCGTGTTGGATCGTTGCGGTGGACAGCCCGGTCTTTTCTGACAGCGCCCGGATGGTCAGACCAGCACCCTCTCGGGCGACTTTGATTTTGACAGCAGACACGCCGAGTGTCTTATAATCGGGTGACATATATCCGATTTGGAACATGCCATGCTGCTGCAACGGCAATGCTTTGAGCGCAAAGCTGTTATCCACGTCCTCAAGGTCTACATCCTTCAGGACGTAAGCGCAGGCATTGTCAAGCTCCGGGGTCATCTTGTGGAGCTTATGTGCCAGCGTAATTTTCATCATCACGCCACGCACGGGAAACCTCGTAGCGTTGTCAAGGTCTGCCTGATTCACGCGATCGGCGCAGGCTTCGTCGAGCAGGCGGTATAATTTGCCGAGATTCTGGATGGTGGTGTTTTCCATATTTGTTTCCTCCATTTGTTTTTACTGTACTGATTATACCACGAAACCGATACAAGTGATACAGGCATAGCCACCAGACTTTGTTTTATTTTTTTGTTCATTTTGTAGCAGTTGTATCAGTTTATATTTGTCCTTCGTTGTACCTTCGTTGTCCTCCGCTTTTTGCCGTTGCGGTACACTAGGAGCGCAAGGAGGGATGTATTATGAGCTATTATCCGACACCTGGAGCGCCCTACGTTCCGCAGCAGCCTGTCAATCCTTACGGCGGCATGGGTACAGTAGGGCTTGCCACTCCCCTACCGAACACGCAAATGCAACAGGCACAACCGCAGCGTCCGCAGCCGATGAATGGGCAACAGCCTGTTCAGCAGTCGGCACAAGATGGTGGCTGGTTGCTTGGCAGACCTGTTTCCAGCAGGGAAGAGTTTTTGGCGATACCGTCTGACCTGTACGGCAGACCGACCTACTGCCCGGACTTGCGCAGCGGTGTGATCTATTGCAAGCGGCTCAACCCGGACACCTGCGAATCCTATGTGCAGGAGTTCTACAGCCCGGAAGCATGGCGACAAATGCAAGCGCAACAGGCACAGCAGACCGCTGCAC